TCAGACTGTTAAGCAAGGAAAGACCAGGGCCCAAGCCTGTTTGTCGCCGGCGTCACGGGCATTCCAGCGCGCTTGCCACTCTTTGTCCTTTGCCAACAGGCCTTGGTTGTATGAGTCCGTCAGCGCCCAACCTGCCAGGGCAAGCAGTAGCAGCACCAGAGCGACCCCGCCAACCTTTATCGCCAGGGCGTTCATACCAGCACCTTCAGCGCCAGGTCATACAGCTCCTTGCGATCTGCAGCGCCATTTGGAATCCGCCCTGGCTGCCCGGTGTTGATGATGCTGCCAATGTCTTGAAAGCGGCCGGCGTCGGCGAGCTCGTTGAGCCCATGCTGCGCCCACCACCACGCGGCAGACTGAGCGGCCTGCTTGGTTGCTCAAGCAGTTCGGGCTGGATTTCAAGCGGCAGGCCCAGGCCTTCACCGGCTGCGCGGTAGTTGCTGCGGCCGGTGAGTTGAATCAGCCCGCGCCCGCGGTAACGGAAACCATCGCCAGAGGCCTCCGGGCCATTGCCCATACGCCCGCCGTAAACAGCATCGCCGAAGTGCTCCGGCTTGCCGCCCAGTTCATCCGCCCGCAGCACCAACGAGCGCCACCGGCTGCCAACAGCGGAGGCCTGGCCTATCTGGCGGATACGGTCGACGCGGTAGTTGAGGTTTTCCACAAGGTTGCACAGTTGGCCCGACTCATGACCGACCTGCGCCAGAAACGCAGCCTGACGCAGGCGGGAATCGATCTTCCAGCGGGCCATGGCGCGGTTGAGCGTAGGAACAAAAACGCCCGCGACTGGGCGGGCGCATTCGAACGCTGTAGTTACAGCTGTGGATTGAACGGGTATGGGTATTCAGCAGTGTCTATGTACGAACAAGAAGGCATGCGATCTGAAAGCAGCGACATGAACCCCTGGGGGGGGGCGTGCTGTAAACACCGTCATATGTGGTCTCCGGCGAGTTCCACATGCAGTGCACAATTGACCCTTGCTGGCCGTAGCAGCCCTCATGTACAGCACCTCTGAAGACAGTGCTACTGGTCCGTGCGTTCAGGAGCGATCAGCCCCTGCTTACGCAGGTAGACCCGCAGATCAGCCTTCGCGAATCCGCCGTTCTGCCAGAGCCCGACGAGCGTGGTGATCATCTGCAGATCAGCTGTCAGCTCCACGAACTCTTGGTTGACCTGGTAGGCGACCTTCTTGTCAGTGATGCCCATGTACGCGCAGCACCACATGAGCGCCCTGGTGTAGGCCTCGCTGACGTTGGCCACACACCCGGCAAGGACCGAAGTCGATGCAGACTTATCGCCACGGGCCTCGGTTGCCGTTTTGGACGACAGAGACGCCACGACCATGCGAGCACCCAACTCGATCATCATCTGGTTCTTGTCGGCCATGGCCTCCTTGACCAGCGTATTGGGCAAGGGCTGCGCATATGTAATCCGCCCGCTTGAAGGAGACGTCGTTGCTCATCGGGCGTATCCCATTTTGATAGAGGTGACGATCGCTTTGATCGGATAACGCTTGGCAATGAAGTAGCCAGCAGCATCGTTCATGTGGTCGTGCCCCTTCTTCGGATCTTTGTCAGGCTCGCCCTTGTCGTTGTAGGTCTGCCGCTCGAGGCAGAGAGTGAGCTGAGGGCACTGGTCGATATTGACCATCAAGCCGGCACAGCGAATCAGGTGCCCGCTCTTGAGCGTGATCAGCATGCCCGACTCGTTCGGCTTGTACTCACGCCACTCACGGGGGATAGCCTGCTTGAGCCGACGCCAGAAGACCCGGCGAGCCTGTTTCTGTGTCGGGGCGGCGTACCAGATTTCATCCTCGACGCTTTCGCCCCACTCCGCAGCCAGGCGGGCCGCGCGGCGCATCTCTGCCTTGCCGAGGAAGGTCTTACCAAATCGGCGACCACACACGGCATCGCGGAACCACGCACTACGCTGGAAGCCCCACACGTAAATGTTCGCCTGTTTTGGCGTCAGCCTTACCGGCGCTTCATAGGTGCGGGGTAGCGGGGACATTCTCGTCTGGCTCCAGCTTGTACTCAGCAACGGCGTACTGTTGGTCTGCCTGGGAACCCAACCGCCGGCGCGGAACGCTACCTGCTCGGCCTGGCCAAGAACTATCCGCCCCTGCTTCTCGAAGCTCGACGATGCCCACATAACCCGGATGTCTGCATCCAGTAGGTGGGTATGGTCTTCGTTGTGGATGCTGCCGATGTGGGCGAGGATCTCGGTTTGGATCCACTCCCACACTTCAAGGGCTGGGGCCAAGCGGATACCGAGGTCGGACAGATTGGTTAGCTCAAGCAGTGAGAGGGTAGGCACAGGCCTGTTCATTCGCTCACCTTCGCGATTCCGACATGACCTCAATGTGGCTCTTGAATGCAACCAATGCTGAGACGATCTGCTTACTGATCTCTAGGTTCTCTGCGATGCCCGCCTCATCCATTCCTTTAGCGAGCAGATTCACAGTTATCGACGCAGGCTCGACAACTATTGCGGACATGGTGTTCAGCACCAACCGAAGCGCCGCTTGGGCATGACTCGCACGAGGTGAAGCGTTAAACAGTGCAACCGGCTTATCAGGAAATTCATGGCTGGCCACAAGCCAATCTAAGGCGTTCTTGAAAGAACCAGGTATTCCACGAGCATACTCAGGGCACGAAATAAGGATGCCATCTACCTTACCCACCAAAGCCCGTAACTCTGCGACGATCTGCGGCGGATCATCAGCCAGATCCGGATCGAAGTGCGGTAATTGACCGACCGCCAGATAGTGCTTGATCGACACCCCCTCAGGGCTCAGCACCTCAGCCGCACGTAGCAGTGCGGAGTTAGAAGATGCTGCGCGAATGCTTCCGGACACCGCTAACAGTTGGACCATTTGTAAACATTCCATTCCCGTGAGATAGCACAGTGTCGCATACGTGAATCAGGACGATCTCAGACATGACTGGACCCCTGTCCGGGAGGCTCGTTCGGTCACCTCCCAGTCGGGTTGCTTGGTTGTCATTAAATTGCCTCTGAATTGTGGGATAGCCCAACATCGATAAACTGCATTGAGTTGAGTTATTCCAGTTCTGTTGATCTAGATACTGGGTATCGAGTTCTTAAATCACAGGAAATCGATAATGCAGCGCTCGACTAAAGCAATCATCCTCATCGCCCTACTAATGCTCCCCACTACCACTCACCATGATCTGGGTCTGTGTGTGGACGTGCCCATGCAGCATAGAAGTTACCTCTCGCGATATCCGCACCACAAAATGGCGCACCCGTGATTTGTGGTGCGGGCGCTGTTAAGCTCGCGACTTATGCCGCCATCCAAGGAAAAGGAAATGAGCTTCGACTGGCACGCAGGGCCAATTACCCGTAACACGCCGCTGGACAAGAACTATCGAAATACGCAAAAGGTGCGACAGTTCCTGACTGGAGAGTGCGGCGACGCATTCAAATTCAATCGCACCTTCATGGCTTGGATCAAAAGCGGCGAGCCAGTGACGATGGGCGATGTAGCAGATGAGTGGATACGTACCCGAGGCTGACCATGGGAAGGTCCGTTTGAGGGCGTCATCAGCTAACGTGAACGACGCCGCTCAACCCCATCTGGCCCATACCGGTAATCCTTCAAGCAGTGCTCGCAGTTCAGAGCCCGGCACAGCCAGACCTTCACCCTCTGCCAGTACGTGACCATGAAGACGTGCCGAACGCCGGCCAAGGCCAGGGAGGCGTATAAGGTCGCCTCGGCCACCGACTGGGACATGATCAGCCTATCGTTGCGTACCAGGAGCGCGTAGCCGCTCAGCGCGATAGTCGCGTAGATCAACTTCCCTAGCACCCCGTCGCGGACCTTCCCACTCAAGCAGCACCAGGTCGCCCATAGCGCGATCAGGCCAGCCGACCACGTTGCAACGTGGTCCAGGATCATGTGCCACCTCCCCCGAACTTCGAACGAATGAACGCCCAAAGGTCAGCAGCTTTGATTGCTCGGGTAATGGCAGCGATCAACGAGCCGCCGAAGGTGCCGAGCAGAAAACCGATACCGGCAACGCTGCGGGGCTCAACCACTCCCAGGTAAGCGCTTACCAGTCCAGTCAAGTAATGGGCGCAAACAGCACCCGAGAAAATGAAGACGGCCCAGGCTTTTCGGTCCACTAGGTCATCGCGGTGCCACCAGCTCGCGGCGAACGCACCAACCAATCGCGCGGTAAACCACGTATCAAGCCTGTCGAGCAGGCGGTACAGAAACTCCATGCGCTCGACTCCGTGGGCATGATTCGAGAAAAAAGGGGGGCATCGGAAGCTCAATGGGATTGAGCATTTCATGCTTTTTTTGCAGGAAGCAGAACGTCCGGCACAAAAGCCGGACGCTCATGAACGCTTACAGGTTGTCGTAGGTCATCCATACGCTGGAGTTGTCATTCCCAGGGGCCCAGAAAATACCAAGCCCAGCCGGAACCACCAGCTCATAAGGAAGAGTGTCGAAGTTGGAACCGGACGACGCCGCAAAAATTGCAGGGTAGCTATCCATTCGATGGCTGAGAGGCGGCTTCACGGTATCCGCATACAAACGGCCACCGCATGCTGAGACCGTACGAATGACGATGCCAGTAGTGTTTGCCGCAGGCTCTACAAGAGCATTGACGTATTGCCTGTAACCTACTTGGTTGATGAACTTGCTACCCACAGTAACTTGAGTCATGAGATATACCTTTTGAGTGAAATGAGTGGTGCGGATAGTGCCGCTTTCATGTCGCTCAAAGGCGATGGCTTGAAGCTCTTGGCTTTCAGTCAGCTGGCGACTACAGCCTGATACGGCTGAGCACCATCTGTTTATCTGGTGATGAGCATGTCGATGGTGCTGGTGTCGCAGACGTAGTTGGCCTTCTTGTCGAGGACCACGTAGAGAGCAGAACCTTTGGTGACAGGCACTTTGCTGGCCGAAAAGACAGCACCGTTACCTCTGCCCAAGCTACCGGACTGAAGAACCGTATCCCCCTGATTCAAAGACCAGGCAACGCCGTCACCGCAACTACTGTGAATACTGCTTACTCGCCCGAGAATATTGACCTCGCCCACCACAGGACTGGTCCAACGGATGACGGTCTGACTGCTCTGGCCTGGGTGAAATGCCACGTCACCAGCTGCAATGGTAAAGCTGCCGTTTGCCGTGTAGGTGTAAGGTTTCAGGTGAACCGACACGTGTGCCCCAGACACTTGATCCATCCAGCATGTAGCCTGGAGGTTACTGCATGAGTCGGCTTTGAAGTACGGCAATGGGACGTAGTTTTCGGCCTTGTTCACACCAGACGAGTTCTGCATAAACGACCAAGGAGAACCTTGTGGAGCACTCTCCTTTGCCAGAATTACATCCCTTGCCAAGTTCCAGGACATTGCTGTGTCAGCAAAGGCACTCATGCTGGCACCAAAAAGCGCCAACAAACCGAGCAGGGAAACACTGATAGTCTTTTTCATTTGGATTGCCCTATTGAGTCGAATGATTTGTCGCGGATGATTCCGCTTTCATGTCGCTCAAGGGCGATAGCTCGAGGCTCAAAGCCTTCACTCGGTCACATGCAGATCAGCACCTTTATCAAGCTGATACTCGCATCCTATGTACTCGAGCAGTGGAATGACTATCTCAACAAAACACTGTCTATTCAACCAGTATTTTGCGAGATACGTTTCATCCCTATAAATCTCATTCTTTCGATAAAATTCCCGACGTCGACACCTCAGCACATCGATCTCACAACTCCAGTCTCGCGCCACACTGTAAGCATTGATGGAGCAGAATGCGCGGGCTGCCTGTGTTGATTCCGTACGTCACACTATCCGGCTATCGACGTCCAGGCTATCCCGAGGGCTGTCCTGGCTACAGGTGAAATCGGAGCAATAAAAAACCCGGAGCAGTGGCCGGGTTCAGGGTTTTGTGTGCGTTTCGCGTTACTTCAGCAGGTGCTTCATGTTCATCACCGGGTGGTGCAGGTAGTGCCCGAACTTCTGCACCTGGAACGGCAGCGTGTCGATGGCGCGCAGTACCTTGCCGATCGTGGCCAGGCGCGCAGTGGACCGACCTAAGCCATGGCGCAGTTCGCCCAGGTCTTGAAGGTTTTGCAGGCCTGGTCTTTCGGGCCCGGCATGTCGGCGAGAATTTCGACTCGGTGCACCTCAATGCGGTCAAGTACCACCAACCCGCCAGAGCTGGGCGGCATAGTATCTGCCGTAATCTCTGGGGTAATCTCTGGGGTAATCTCTGGGGTAATCTCTGCTGTAGTCTCTGTAATAGCCTGCGGCTTTCTAGCACGCTTGCTTGCAGGCTTGCTGCATCCTTGTTTGCAGGATTCCTGCAAACTGGATTGCGGGTTTTCCGCAGACAAGTTTGCGCGAATGGCGTCGATGTTGACCCGGTAAAACAGACGGCACGGGACGCCCTTTTTCATCTCCTGCAGCGCCCCTACCTTGACCAACTTCTTGCGCGCACTCTCCTGGTCCGAACGCGTCACCCCCGTGTCGGCCTCCCACTCCTCCATGGTTTTGTAGAACCAGCCGTCCTTACGCCCTAACTCCTCTGCCGCGCTTCAACCTGCCGACATTCCTTGGCGAACGCCGGTAGGTGCGGTATGTCCTCTTCACTCATGATCTGGTCATCGAAAACTTCGCTGCTGGTATCGATCACGTCACCCAGCGCACTAACCAACGCGCCGAAGCTTTTATTGGCCCACTGCTCGCTCTGCATTTGGCGGGCGCCGATCAAGCCGTGGCGGCAGGCCAGTTCGTTGATGCAGTAATCGCGGAACTTCGGCTCCAACGCGTTGACCCACGGTTCCTCCAACCAGGACGGAATCTCCTGATCACCAGACAGCCAGCGGCCGGTGGCCTTCACGAACTCGCTTACGTCGTCTAGGCGAACGAGCTCCTCGAAGTCCGGGACCTTGGTCTGAACGATCTTCGCGGCGGGAACTCGCAGGCAAATCTCCCGGCTCAATGCTTGGGCGAAATCGTCCTGGCTCAAGCTGATGCGGGCGATCTGGTTTTGAGCGTGGGCGACCAGAACCTGATCACGGGTTTGTAAGGCATGTCTGGAACTGGACGTTTCCATGGAGCTCGCTCTCTTCTAATCTGGATTTACTGAGTAGGCTGATGGGCAGTCGCTCAGGCGACCATCTCGCCCCAGGAAAACGAGGGACAAAGCTGCTCCCTCTTAACTTCACCGCATGTGAGCGCTTCGATCTGAAGCGCCCTTGCTACCGGAACAGGCCGATCCTCCGAACACCACTGGCTAACAGTTGGGGTTCGAACATCAAGACGGCTGGCCAGCGCTATTTGGCTGCCCAAAATCCCGGCTGCCTTCCGAACCGCTTCTGCTGGTGTCATGGATTTTCTCTGGTTTGTCACGCGCTAAAAAAGGCATTAGCTAACCATAAAAAGCCATTGCCTACTCAACAACCGACTAGGCTTAATTAGGCAATGCTTACAGGAATAGAATTAGGCGCAGCCATCGAGCAAGCTCGGGTCGCCAAAGGCGTTACAAAGAAAAAGCTCGCCGAAGATTTCGGCGTGGCGGGCCCCTCTGTCCAAGGCTGGGTAAAGACGGGGCGAATCGACAAATCTAAGCTCATGGAGCTGATTGCGTATTTCTCGGATGTCGTTACGCCTGCGCACTGGGGGTTGAGTGAGCGGATGGGGGATATTCTGAGCGTCGCTGAAGCTCCAGTGACCAACGACTCCTCACGAAAGGCAGGCGTCAAGCTCTCCAACATCGAGACCTGGGATGACGCAACCCCGCTCCATGACGATGAGGTCTACGTCCCTTTCCTGCGGGAAGTGGAACTGGCGGCTGGCTCTGGACGGTTTGTGATCGAAGAAAGTGACACCGCCAAGCTGCGCTTCTTCAAGAGCGATCTGCGCCGTAATAATGTGCAGTTCAGCAACGCAAAGTGTGTGATCGCCCGCGGCAACAGTATGTTCCCCGTGCTACGTGATGGCGCTACAGTCGGCGTGAACACCGGCAAGAACTCGTTTGGCGATATCGTCGACGGTGACCTCTACGCGATCAACCACAACGGCCAGCTACGCGTGAAGCAGGTCTACCGCCTGCCTACTGGTTTGCGTCTGCGAAGCTTCAATCGTGACGAGCATCCGGATGAGGACTACACCTTCGCCGAAGCCCAGGAGCAACAAATTTCGATCCTGGGCCATGTGTTCTGGTGGGGGATGTTTGCTCGCTGACCCTCAAGCTCCACGGAAGTGTTGAATGCCAAAGAAACAACCATCGCATAGCAAAGCAGCAACTGCTGCTGATATCGAGCGATCCATCCAGGCCCTCAACAGAATGGCCGAGAGGCTTTGGGGTGAAGGTAGGGAGGTCGAAGCGAAAGCCCTCCTGGACGCACTGGATGGATTAAACAGGGCCTTGGATCGAATCAGGATCGGCGAAAGTCGCAAGGTTAGGACGCTTCATTAAGGAGCGCGGCTCAACACAGTTAAAAGCATTGAGGCTTACAGCGGCTGGGTGCTGCAGGTTCTGCGCTATCGCGTGGCTCAGTTGGAGCAACGGCAATAAGCGGTGCCGGCGCGCACAAGCGCGGCCAGCAGTTGGCGATCCGCTGCGCGAAACTCCGTCGCGAAGGTCTGTCTCTCTCCGAGGTCGCCCAGGCCACCGGCATCAAGAAGGAGCAGGCCAACGCCAAGATCACCCTGGGCGAGCGGCTTCTCTCGCTGGTCGAGTCGTGATCGCAATTCTCTTCTGGCGTAGCTCCTTCCCTGCCCTCGCCCTCTGCACCGCCGCAATGCTGATCAGCACCCTCGCCGATCACTTCCCCCAATAACCCACATCTTTCAAAGCTGCGCACCTGCGCGGCGGGAGATAGTCATGCCTGTACCTAACCTCGCCCTTTGGGAAGAGGTCGAAAAGACCGACCCCAAGTTCACCAAGGAATACACCGGCCCCGGTGGTTTCACGGGTACCGCGGTGAATGCCCAGTACCTGGCCAAGCGCGCCACGGAAAAGTTCGGCCCATGCGGTACCGGCTGGGGTTATGACGTGATCGAGGAGCGTTTCGACATCGGCGGCCCACTGCTGAACAAGGAAGGCGTGGTGCTGGCCCATGCCCAGGTACACACCCTCAAGGTCGCCCTGTGGTACCTGGGCGACGACGGTGAACGCAAGACGATCACGCACTACGGGCACACGCCCTTCATCACCCAGAACCGCTTCGGCATCAGTACCGACTTCGACGCGCCGAAGAAGTCACTCACCGATGCGATCGGAAAATGCCTGAGCCAGTTGGGCTTCTCCGCCGACGTTCGTCTGGGCCTCTACGACGACATTCACTACGTCAACGAGCGCCTGGGTGAAGCCGAGATCGAGCGTGCCGAGGACAAGATCGAAGCGAAGGAGCGTCTGGCCGCCGAGTACCGCGAATGGCTGGCTGAGACGCTCCATCTGATTGGTACCGCGCAGTCGCTCAATGAGCTGCAGCAGCTCTACAAATCGGCCATGCGCAAGCTGGACCTTCGTCAGAACGATCCAGAACGCGAAGCCCACAAAATCAAATTCACCCGCGCCAAGGACGCCCGCAAAGCGGACCTTGAAGACGCTATGGAAGGTGCAGCATGACCGAACTCTACGCACTGACTGGCCAGATGGCCGAACTCGCTGCCCTGGCAGATACCGATGATGAAGGGCTCCGCCAGGCCATCCAGGACACCATGGACGGCATCAAGGGCGAGTTCGAAGTGAAGGCTGACAACATCGTCATGTTGCGCCGGAACATCGAGGGCGACATCGACGCCATCGACAAGGAAGTCGACCGCCTCAACGAGCTCAAGCGCATCAAGAAGAACACCGTGGGCCAGATCAGCGACTACCTGCGCCGGAACATGGAAGCCGCGGACATCAAGTCGATCAAACGACCGCTGTTCACCATCACCCTCGCCCTTTCGCCAGAGAAGGTGATCGTCGATGACGAGAAGGCCGTACCTGACGAGTTCGTGTCGCTGAAGAGCGTGATCACCCCGGACAAGAAAACCATCGCCGTCCGGCTCAAGGAAATCCGCGATCACAACGAGGCGGTGCGCAAGCGAATGGCCGCCGGCGAGGACGCGGAAGCCGAACTTCTGGAAGAACCAAGCTGGGCCCACCTGGAGCGCGGCGAAAGCTCGATTCGCATCAAGTGAGGTAACCATGACCAACAACTTCATCCTGGTCTGCTCCGAGCGCTAGGCAGAACTGGAGGCAGCTAAGGCTGCCTTCTTCATGTCTGGGAACAGCATCGAAGTGCTTGAGCCGTTCAAATTCAAGCCACGCGACCCACGCAAAGACATTGATAGTCCGCTTAGCAAAAGTGGCCCGCGAGGCAAACACAAGCGCACCAGCGAAAGCCACTTCGTTCAACGCAAGGCCTACGTCGACACCATCCGCGAGCTCGCAAAAACCATGACCATCGACCAGGCCATGGCTGCCACCAGAAAGTCCGAGTCAGCCATGCGTCGGGCCTCCCATGAAGGCGGGTTCACGTTCAAGAGCAAGGTCGTGGATAGGGAGCGGGATTTGAAGCTCATCGAGCGCCTGGCGGCCCTGCGGGACGCTGGAGTGTCACGTATCGCGGCCTGCAGGAAGGTCGGGATCTCTGACACCCTGTTGAACCGCCTGGTGCTCGACTACGACTTCAACTTCCCAAAGCGCTGGGAGAAGCGAGCTTGAGGCGCTTCAGCAACCGCCCGCAACAGCGCAAACGTCAAACCTGGTCGACGATACCGGCCAGCGGCATCGAAGAGGTAGACCATGGCCAAGACTGGAAAAGAGCGATCTGCGAAAACCGCCGCGAAGCGGATCGAGTACGACGAGAAGGAGTTGCGGCACCGGTGCCGGCTTGGCACACGCAACATTCTCGAAGAGGTCATGGCCTGGAATGAAGACACCGAACAGGCTTCAGTGATTGAAGGATGCCTGCGGTATGTGCATTCGCTTGGACCTGAAGGTGCGCGGAAAGCACTGAAAGCGCGCCACGAAATCGTGATTAGCGAAAACGTGGCGCGGGAATTTCACAATCAGAGCTTGGCAGAACTTAAGCGTGATCCGGGTGATGAGATTGTTTCGCCAGACTGAGCCAAGCGAAATCAATCTGAGTCGGGCATCGTCTTCATAGCACTCAAGACTGATAGATTAGCCAGCAAGCCTAAGCGCGCTAAATCTGGCTCAGTGGGCTTGTTCTCCAATATAAACATAGCAACTACCCAAGACTTAAGTGCTGGGGTAAAGCTCTGATAATAATCTGGAGGCGTTTCTTTCTTGACACGGAAATTTTTTTCCATGTAACCGTATACGACAGTCAACGAATCAGATGCACAATGTGAGGCACCATCAGGAGATGATGGCCTCTTAGGCAAACATTCATCGAGACTAGCCCTCATGAGCTTGAGGACGTTCATCTCCTGATTGTTATCCTCAGTTATCAGCAACTCGAGTTTCTTTTGATAACCGGCATCAAAAACTTGGTTCCTCCCTACTAATTCATCGGGGATGACAGGCAATTTCGATTTCGGCGCCTGGCAACCAGATATCGTGAACGCAACTGTTATTGCAACAAGCATTCGCTTCATCAAAAACCCTTATCCATAAGCTTTAAGCGTTTGCTCTATCGTAGCAAGCGATCTATTGCACCCATAGTTTATCTGTCGCATCCAGCCACGGAGGGCGGCGCATGCATGGAGAGAGCCATGGCGAATTTCTACTACCAGATCAAAGGACGCCAGCCGGCTGGACCGAACCGCGAAGCAGAATGGGCCTGGCCGCCGGTGTTCAGCGGTATGGTCGAGGCCGATAACCGCAAGCTGGCAAAGGCGCAGATCGATGAACTGTACGAGCGCCAGTTCCCGCAGCGGGTCTTGCGCACAGACATGACTGATCACGCATACCTCCTGCACATCCAGGAGCTGCACGAGCACGACACCTACCTGCTACGCCGCTTCGAGGACACTGCCTGCAAGGAGTGCGGCACGGTGTTTAGGCTGATCGACAAGTACAACGACCCGAACACCGAAACCACCAGCCATGACTACTGTACGGAGGCCTGCAAGCAGGCGGCGCGATTCCGGGATGTTCAGGAGTTCCGCTTAGTCAACGAAGGCAGAGCGCCAGCGGTGATCTACCAGGTCCGGCAGAAGTCCACTGGACGTGTCTACGTCGGCCAGACCACCCAGCCGTTCACGCTGCGCTGGTGGCAGCACGTAAGCAATCCAACCGCCTGCAAGTTCCATTCGGCACTGAGTAGCTCGGACATCACCGACTGGGAGTTCTCAGTGATCGAGGTGATCGCCTATCCCCAAGACTGCGTCAATCGAGCGGCCTACATTACCCAGCGGGAAAGCCATTGGGTCGAGGCTCTGTCGGCGGTAGACGCAGGATTCAACACCATTCGCCCTACCGGGGCAGTCGATCAAACACAGATTTCGCTGCCTCTCGCAGGCTTGGCCTGACTATCCAGCGCTACCTATTTGCGTTGTCCAGGCGCCACTGGGCCAGCTCTTTCAATCGGCTATTAAATAGGGCCGAAAATCTTGGCTGCAACACGTGAGACTCAACCGTCAGTTCCGGTCGATTTTCTGCAAGCAATCGCTTGAGACCAGTCTGGAAATCGCCTGAGGTTACAAGCTTAATGGCCGCTTCGACTGGCCCATGCTGTCTGTTCATCCTTTCCCATATGGTCGGGCTGTACTTGATCCGATGGCACTCCTGGATGGCCTCTTCGATTGCCCTCGCAAACTCTGCTCTCAACGCGTCCATGATTTCCCCTGAAGTAGTCCATATGCCTATTTGGCCAAAGTAGCGTAGTCCACACTTCTTGACGCGCGCCACCCCGATGAGGGCGGCTCACCCATGGAGAAAAGCATGAGCAACTACAACTGCGAATACGTTCGCCAGCATTACAACGTGCCGGCCGAGGTCGGGCGCCGGGTGATCGCCAACGGTGAGCCAGGCGTGATAATGGCCGACCGCGGCCACTACATCGGCGTCATCCTCGACAGCGACCCGAAGAAGCGCATAAGGAACTACCATCCGACCTGGGAAATGCAGCACGGCGAGATGACCGAGACGCTCCCACTCAAAGAGTGGCTGGTCCTACCGTTCAACCATGACTGAGATGATCTCTCCTGGAGTAGAGAGGCCCGAGAAGACCTGGTCAGAGTTTGGGCTGCGAGCCGACGCCAGGCCAAGTACAAGGTCTATGAACGACTTCAGGATTACTGCCACAGCATCAAGGCGATGCTGCACTTCAAAGTTCGGCGCGCCTAACCCGCCCCACCTATTGAGTTAGCGGATTTGCATCACCATCACAGCACTCGAAGATGACGATTGTCGATCCAATATCTCCAAGCCACGTGGGCGATGTCACACAGATCATGCTGCGCGCCATCCTTGTCGGTGAGAATCCAGGTGGGAAGTTTGTTCAGGCCTTTCTGGTCGGAATCGGCTCTATCCCTGAGCCCAAATGTCTGTGGCTGGTTTTTAGGATGCTTGACATCGTTTGTAAGTAGCCTGCAGACGTCAAGCGCTGTCCCGGCTTCCATATCTACGAGTTTGATTGCAGCGATAACCTCTGTAGGTTTCTCCATTCCTCGCTGCTCTGCGACCTTGTCAGTCATATGATTCAAGAAAAAAAGGACGGTGACCAATCGGCGGTAGATGAACCTATATCGTCCGATATCGACAGGAAGGTCTTCCTGGTATTCGAACCAAAACTCTTCAAATGCAGGCGCAGCTAATTCTTTGAAATAGCCCTGCGCATCACGTAGCCATTGTCGAGGCAGTGCAATAGGCACTGCGACAGGAACAGCAGCCGGAGGCGGGAGTGAGAGCAGTTAATTTAGCGCTCCTACAATTAACTGCTGTGATATCTTCCTTTCCCTTTGCAGCGAGATTTATGGGCGCAGAACCCGGGTTGAGACATACCCTGTACAACTAAACTTAAGCACTGCGCTCAAAAATCAAATTCGCCGATTTACTGTGTCGGAGTTCGTTGGAGTTGCATGATTTCCGTTGGAACAGCTTTGATTTGTGGATTAGACCCATAGACTTTTTCAGTGAGTTCCAGGCATGCGGTTATAGCCTTAGCTCGTGCCTCACCTATGACACCCGCAGTTTCGAAGCTCTTCTCTAAATCCCGTTTTTGTTCATCACTTAGATTAATCCCCTTCACTTTTTCGACAATCTCGGCAATCTCTGCTTTGGTTGTTACTGAGAATTTCGAGTTAGTACTCGCTACCGTGAGTTCGGTAACACAGTGAGTGTACGCGACCATGACATCAGGCAAACAAGCTGCCACATCTGCATCTCGGTAGTAATAGACGCGTTCGCCAGCAGGGCAAGCTTTTCTTTGTTCGATACCAAGCACAGGGATTTTTCTTGGAAACAGATAAGTGCAACCGGTCATTGTAATAGGAATCAATACAAGTAATGCAAGTGCGACAGACTTTTTCATATTCCTTCTCCATGGATGACTGCTTACTGCTGGGGAGCCACGATAATGGCTACCAAGAGCATGGTAGCGATAAGCTATTAATGCAAAGTTCCCAAAGGTCGTATTGAAATCAATCGGAATTTTTTTATCGTCTAAAGCGTTAAAAAATCGTCGCTACTCTCGAACGCATTGACACACCGAGTAGAAGAATGTGGCTGCCTTCCACCCTTCAATATCAGCCGCTATAGCGGCCAAGGACGAAGTCATGCCTAAAGAAATGAAGAAAGCGTGGCCAGACCACTACCGCTACATCGACACAATCGGGCCAGACGGCCTTGAGGTCCACTGCATCACCTACCAGGTGATTGGCGAAACCGCACAGTGCTACTACATCGGCGACAAGTAGACCTGCGACCTCATCAAAGGCCCGCAATACAGCTGGACCGCCGACGCAGTGAAGAAGCGCCGCAAGCGCGTAATGAAGGACGGTGGCAACTGGGGGCGTCGCTTCGCTTACACCGACAAGGCGCTGGCTTTGCGCTCGTACAAAGCACGCAAGTCCTGGCAGATGCGACATGCCCAGTTGTCGCTGGAGCGCGCCCAGGCAGCTATCGGGTACTTCGGCAATCTTGAAGTCGAAAGCACGATTCCGGCCGAGGCAGTGATCATCCCTAACGACTACATCCAGGGCTTGAACTGGGGGGATTACTTATGATCCTCCCCGCCCTCTACATGCTCTACCTGATCTACCTGATCTACCTGATCTACACGGGACCAAGGCCATAAATGACGTTGCCGAACCTGCGCGGCCTAGACCAAATCCAGCGTTACCCATAACCGTAAATGCACTTTTGGTTCATTGCCCGAGGTTAGGCTGGACCGGAATCAGATCCTGAACTTTTGCGCAAGAGTAGGTGTTGGAATAGTCGAAGAATTTCGGCCTTAATTCGGAGCCGTAGCTCATACATTGGAACGCAGACGAGCCTTTTTGCAAGATTAGAAAGTGAACCGTGCCGACTCTTGCTGGCGACTGGTAGGCGGCTTTGATCTCATAGCCACTGCTTAACAGATCGGTCACCTTTTGAGTTTCTGCCAAGGCCAATGTGCCAGTGACTAGTAGGCCCAGCAGCGAGATGCTCAGGGCATTTTTTGCAATACGATTCGTTCTTGGCATGAATCCGTCATCCGTGAAGTGAAAATGCCAAGTTACCTAAGTTCAACAAAACCGTCACGGCCCAAGCAAGCTGAGTCGTAAAACTCAGCGGACTGGTCACACTCCGACAGGACTGGTCAAGAAGAGTCCACCCGACCCGAGAGCCCAGGACTTGAAATGAAGGACTAGGCCGGGCGAACGCTGCAAACCACAGCCAGGCGCAACGCCAGGGCAAATCAGCAACACCCTCAACAATCGGAAAGCCTGCCGGCGATGGCGGGCGAGAGACACGCATGTCCGACATAAAAGTTCAGTGCTGCCGCCGCAAGAACAAGCACATGGAAAGCGAGCGGCTAAAAGTGCCAAGCAAGAAGTACGGCTCGGGCGTCAGCGACATGATCTGTCCAAGGTGCCGGTGCACCACCTACTACCGGCTGCAGGCCGAATAACCACCTTCTGCCGCTACGCGCGGCGTGGATACCCTATGGACATTCAATTTTTATCGCACCAAGAGGTCGGCGAACTGACCGGAGCAAAGACTAAGGCCGGGCAGATTTCCGTGCTTGTTCGAAACGGAATTCGGCACACCATCAAACGCAATGGCTGGCCTTGTGTGATCACCGCGACGCTTACAGGCAACCCTAACGAAGCGAAAGAGAAGCCCACATGGAAGCCTCGCAAGGCGGGATAAAGGCAGGATAAATGGGACGCAGACCAACAAAGCCAGGAAGCATATCCCGGCTCAGAGAAAGGAAGCGCGGCAAGTTGGTGTATTTCACTTACGACCTGGGTGGCAAGCTCTGACCAGGCGTGAATCGGCGCCTGTACGCGCCAATCGGGAGAAGGCTCTATTTAGTGCGATCTGGAACTATGCCCGTAACAAGGGCTATACAGCTCTCGCCCCCCCCTGCACAGGGATCAAGGGTAACAAGGAGACGGGGCAAGACAACTACGTTGAAGACGAACTATTCCAGAGGGTTTACGAAAAAGCTGATGTCGGGCTCCAGGACGCAATGGACCTCTTCTATCTGACCGGTCAGCGCATTGCCGACACATTGAAAATGGATGAACGCGATATTCGCGATGGCCGCTTAGCTGTTCAGCAAGGAAAGATCAAAGCAAAGCGCCGCATCGAAATCACTGGCGAACTGAAGATTGTTCTTGATCGAATAATGGCGAGGAAGGACTCCCACCAATTCCGCTCGACGCGGCTGATCGTTTTGGAAGATGGCACACCATTGACGGTGGCCATGCTACGAAGAAGATTCGACCTTGCTCGAGAGGCGGCCGGGGTTAAAAAGGCTGATTTTCAAATGAGGGATCTGCGCGCAAAAGCAGGCGCGGACAAGTTCGAAGCTAGCGGAGATATTCTGCAGGCACGCGACCAGCTTGGGCACACAACTGTCGTCATGACCGAGCATTACATTCGCAATCGGATAGGTAAGAAGGTCACGCCTACAAAGTGAATTGCGGAGCAGTATTTGAAATTGCGGAGCAGTTCAGGATAAGGCTCACTCAAAAAAACCGTGCAAGCCCTTGAAATAGATGGTGCCCGAAGCCGGATTCTAACTCAGGCAAAAAACGCCATATTTTGCTGGGTCAACCTCAAGCGCCGGCTTTCCGATGTACTACCTGCTGTACTATTTTTCCGGCGCTGGCTCAAATCTTGAGCTGCGCTGAAACTGATGATACGCCCTTCCCCGGCGTCCTGCCGAACGAACACCAATCCCCTATTTACCCAGCCCGTCATAGGCCTGCATCAGAGTCGCTGGCACGGAATTCTCAGCACTGCTCCGTCATCCGACAAGAACTCAATGTAGTTATTGATGGTTGGCGTGCCGACTGTAGTGGCCCCTACTTGAATGCGGCCAGTCCCCTTTGGTAGCAACCGAAGGTTGATATTTGTATCGCCGCCTGCGGCAACAATAAATGGAGCAGAGCCTGTGGGCGCCCCGGACGCTTCAATTCTATTGGCTGCGTTTGCAGCGTCTCGGATACCAAACTGAAGGCCACCAGGGGTATTGAAAAATGTGTTTGCCTGGCTATCAATCCTGAGATGTCCAGATGAGTTTGCAAGCTGAGACTGCCCAGCCTGCACGCCAAGATAGACAAAAGGATTTGCTGCACCCAACGTGTTGCCAGAGTTCGTAGACACTCCAAATATGCGGCCGTTACCCTCAACTATCTCGGTACCATATCGGCCGTTGTTGAGGGTGGTTGTTCCGGAGCCCTCGATTACTCCACCATCTCGGACAAATAGCCCACTACCATCATTCGCTGAAGTGGTGCTATCGAAAATCCTGCAGGTCGAGTTTGACAGGCTTGCAAAGCCTCCGATCTTGCAACCGCTTGCGGAGATTCCAGTGCCAACAAGCACAGAGCCATATTCTGCCTGGAACCCAAAGCCCCATGGCTGTCCCGCCGCATTGGCATTATTGGAGACTGCGCCGTCGCAAATGACGGTAGACCCACAGTACGACCAGATCCCCACATCACCGGATTCTGTGACTTGAGCGTCTGGACAACGCACAAATGACCCATAGCGGGCAGCGATCCCATAGAACCAGTTGCTTGTCCGGATGTTTGAACCGGTGATAATTGTTGCACCCGAATCAGCAAGCAAACCTATGCTGTTGTTCGGCATCTCGGCTTTCGAAGGGCGCGTAAGAAGGAACCCGTCAATAAAGCCAAGAGAGTGCCCCATCGAACACGCCAATGCGTCGAATGTAGATGCGTTGGCAACCGTAAGAACGCATAGCGTTGGGGTTGCCTGATTGCCTAAGATCCGGATTTGAATGCCCTGTGGGTGGTTCAAATCGACAGTTGTAGCGAGGGTGTACGATCCATCAGAGACCTGAACGGTTACCGTTGCACCTTTGGCAATGGTCTTCGTTCTGAGCCAGTTCATGGCCTCGCCGAGCCCGGCAAAATGAGCAGGCACAAGCACGGTCAAGTCTTCGCTGATTATTCCGCCGACTAGATCCTGAAGAACACCCGGAACTCCAGCTCCATTTACATAGATGATGTTGGCCGCATTGTTCACCGGCCCCTGGCCAGTCTCAAGAATTCCAGAAACATAGGTCTCGACAGAATTTTTAGTGGCCGCATCTTGCGGCTCTACCGGGTCTTTCACGCTGGCAATTCGACGGTTCTCGGCAAAGAAGTAATCTCGACCGAAAGGCCGGGTAAGTGCCCGCTTGAAAGTGGCTAACCCCTGCTGAATTAGCATGGTCAGTTTGTCGAACACATCCTCATGCGTTTCCGCCAGAAACTTGCCCTGGTTGCGCAGGCTGGTTTGCTGAAACGCTTCCATTTCCCTGGAGACGACCAGCTGGCCAGGGCCAGCCAAGGCTGTGTTCGTCACGACGCTTCCGCCGTTATCGACTCCGGCGCCATTTACCGTGTAGTGAGTACCAAGGCTGAGTGTGCTGCTTACGCCAAGCGGATCGACGTAAGTGACAACCAGATCCTCATTGGCCAGGAATTTGAAGTAAAACGGGAAGTTCGTAGTAACCCCATTGGTCACAAACTCGGCGATGCTATCGACTGTGTTTACGGTCACGGGCGTGACTCCTTTTTCTCGGGGCGAAAAAAAGCCCGCTCAGTGGCGGGCTTCGTTGGGGCGAGTGATTTATCGGGCTATGCCCAGAGGGTCCAAGTAACTTTGCGAAGGTCTGACCAAGAACTTCTGGCCGTTCTCCTGCTGTATGCGTTGCTCTGTCCTGCGCAGCGAGCCGGGGTTCAAAGCCTCTTGCACTGACCAAAGGAACAGATGGTCCATGGCGATGCGCGTATAGAACAGGTTCAAGAACGGGGTGTTGTTCTGGGCCAGGCGCAGCGCTGATGACGCGGCGTCGTCGCCAGATCGAACCCTGGCCCACAGGTCCACCAAGTTTGCGGCAGTGCCCAGCGTCGGCCCGGCCACAGTTTCCAGTGGCTTGTTGCCAAAACGACTGACCTCACCGAACATAAAATCACCCATGATCCCAAACCCGCCGCCCTGGGTCATGGCGGCAATCCACGTTTTGGGATCATCTGCCGGACGGGGCTGGCGTCCCTTGACGGCGTCCTTGGCCGACATAGACAGATATCCGAAGGCCGTGGTCCACAGCAGCAACTGAGCCATGGCTAGGCGCTCGCCATTGCCATTGCGCAGGGCGGCGATCAAATCCTTGCTACCACGGTAACCCTCGCCCAGCGGCGTCGGCGCGTAGCCTCGGCCATACAGCTCCCGGCCCAGGGTCTTTTGCATGTACGCGGCGGGGAAACTTTTGAAATGGGTCATGAAGCGGTTGAGCTCACCCATGATCGTGCCAGGACGGGAGCCTTGGTTCATTATTGAACGTGTGCGAGCGTCCGGCTCTAGAACGGCATAACTCACCCTGTCGTTGATGTATGCGCGCAGACTGCGCTCCAGGCCCTCACGAGTTTCCCGGATAGCTGCATCAGAAACCTTGCGGCCCTGCTCGGCGAGGTAAGAGCTGATACGCTCGTCAGGGATGACCTTGATGCCATCGGTTGTCATGTAGTCCCGACCGTCAGCCATACGGGTATCCATCCCGCGCAACAGATCCCACTTTCCGGCGTCGAGGTCGTACAGGCCCAGCGTACGGCGCAGGCTAGCGTCCATCGTGCCCCACGCTCTACCTTTGTTCTGCGCCAAGTTGTGGGCCATCATCAGGCCCGCGCTTGCCTTGTTGGCATCCGTCCACCAGGACAGGCCGTTCAGCTTGAAGAACAGCGACATCCCTCGCGACATCTTCCCGCCCACAGAGTCATCGGCAGAAAAACGCCGCATGATCTCCCCTCGCATCGAATCCGCATACACACCGAAGCTCGACAAGATTTCTCGTTGTTCCAGACTGCCGCGGCCCTTGACCAGACCTGCGGTCATCTCACTCAATGCCCCAAGGAAGTTCTTGCCTTGGTAGCGCATTTCGCTGGCGGCAACTGGAAGGTCCATAAAGCTCGACAGCAATGCTCCACCCAGCTTGGATAGTGATTGCCAGACTCTGACATTGGCTGACACCCTGGCGCCCCATGCGCTGCCGGGGATGCGTGTAGCGCCGCTAACCTCGGAAAATCGGTTGGCAATCATGTTTTGACGGGCAGTGTTGAAGTTGGCCAGGGCCTTCGGGTCGCCAGACTTACGTACATCCTCCTTGATCACGTCCATGGCCATGTTCAGGTTGGCTTCTGGGTTTGTGCCCAGGCGCCGCATCAGTGCGGTGTTCTGCCCGGACAGGTCAAGGCCGCGCAATACCGCCTCTCGAAGGTTGCCGGTTCCGAACAGCGTGTTGTATTCGTGCCAGGCCACCCCGTCTTTGAAGTGCAGAACACGTTCCTGGCTGATCTTCTTGGCGATGTTGGCCGGGCCTTTGAAACCGTTTGAGGGTTTGTCACCTGGCGCCTTGAGGTGGTCGCCAGACACTAGGCCGTCATACACGCCGCGCAGGAACTGGGCGGGGTTGGACACATCGTCGAACGTGCGAGGATCTAGCCGGGGCTGAATTTCCTCGAGCCACTTGTCGAACCCTGCAGAACCGATCTTCTCGCCGTCGTGGCTTTGGCGGGCAATGTACCCTGGCAAACTGCCGATGTTCGCCCCGGCGCGGTTTGCATCAATGCGTGCCGCCTCCTGATACTTTTGGATGATGCGGGCAATGCTAACCACTTGGTCATTGAGCTTTGATGTATCCAGGTCATTGCCGATCCGCCATAGAGCGTCAGCAATATCAACGTCAGAATCTCCCTTGGCCAGAATGCCCACCAAATCTTGGCGCTCCAGGTCATGGGTGAACCCGCCTATGTATGCATCACCTAAGGCCTTCTGCTCTGCTGCCACCGACATCCGCGATCCTTGACGGGCCAGGTTGGTGCCAACCAACAGCGACTCAATACCAAGGTCAGGCCGGTCGGCAAAATTGTTCCGCACAAAGGAAATGATCTCGCCGCGGCGCCGAAGGTTGATCAGCGCATTGCGCTTCTCAATCAACGCTGCATGCTGGGCTTGCTTCCCAAGTTCATCGGCGGCACGGAGTGTTGCTTGCTCCATGCCCAGGGCGCCTTCCCTGGCCATAAGCTCCTTGGCTCTCCCCCGCAACAGCTCAAAGAGCTCGACAATTTCTTTGTCTTCGAGATTGCCAGCAGCAGCCCGTACAGCGTCGATGCAAGGGTTCATAGCGCGTTCCTTATGTCGCATACGGCGGCGGCGCGGTATGCCTTCGAGTATTGTTCGGCCCTATCGGCTTGAGCCTGGGCGGCTTCCGCTTCATCACGGCCGACGGCCAGCACGTCAGCCCTATCCTGTTCTGGGAGTTGTTCCAGCATTTCCTTGACTAGGGCCTCGTCCTCGTCGAATTGCTGCCGGGTGGCTTCGAAGTCATCCTGAGGCTGGGCCTTAGGCGCACTGTCCGCGCGCAGGCTCTCGGCCTGGCCTTCAGGATCAACCCGGCGCGCCAGTGGGCGTTTGACGTACTCCATTGCGCCGGCCGCCTTGCCTGGGGATTCCAGGTCAAACAGGGCCTGTACGTCGATATCCCGACCACTCACTGCCTGCGCTACGGCAGTGCGCAACGCACTGTCGCGCACGGTCCAGTCGGCCTCTTGAACTGTTTCCCGAGCAGTACGGACGGCCGCACCAATAGGCCGCTGCTGATACCCAGCCATGATTTGCTTGGCCCGGGCTTCAATCTGCGGCCGCAATCGGTCTGGAATCTCGCCACGGTCAAGCAATCCGAGGTCCCTCCGATCAAACTCGCCGGCACGGTTGCGCTCCAGCGCGGTATTGATTTCGGCCTGCCTGGTACGGATCTGCTCACGCTCCAGGGCAATCGATTCGCGGGCCTGACGCTCGGCCTGCTTGCGGCTCACCCGCGGGCCCTGCAACTCCTTTGCCCGGTCCCGAAAGGTTGCGTCTAAGGCCATGTCCCGCTGGGTGAGCCCCAGGCCCTCAAGCCTCAAATCAGCAACGTTGCCCACGCGCTCTCCTGCCAGCGTCGGGCGGATCTCGTCGATAGCCTGCCGCTGAGCAGCGCGGGCGAGCGTTGCCTGATCCGCCTCCAACTGCCTGGACATGGAACTGCGCAGCGCCATTTCGGGGTCCTGATCGAACAGCCGCTGGAAGTCAGCAGCCCGCAGGGATTGACCCGATGGCAGATCCTGGCCCACCTGGCGCTCTCCCGCATTCAGCACTGTCTCAACGGCCGGTGGTTCGCTGGCGATCCGCCGGCGCAGCGCATCGGAGACAGCACCGCCAACGGTATGCAGGCCGCCGCCGAGAATCCCGCCCAGCGCGATGTTGGCCAGGGAGTCAGAAAGGCCGTATTCAGTTTGGTCTTGGCTGGCTGCAAGAAGCGGCAGCGGCTCGATGATTGCGGCGCCAACGGCCCCCTCAACAGCCCCGACACCGGCACGAACTCCGGCGCGCCCAAGCGGCGAGGCGGCACGTCCAAGCATTGCCGCATACCGCGCTTCGCCGACCACCGGCACGAATGCCGAGGCAATGTTTAGCGGGTCAAGTAACGAAGCGGCAACACTGGCACCGAGTTGAGTCCCGAATGATCCGCCGTTTGCTCGTACCATGACTTGCTGGCGGGCGGCCTGTTCCCGGTGGCGCTCAATAAGGATATCAAGGGCGCCTTGGCGGATGCCTTGCTCGGGAATTTTGATATCGAGACCCATGCCGGCAACACGCTCTCGTGCGGCCTGTGCATCCATGATCGGAGTTTCAGGCTCTGCGCGGCCGGCATCAGGGGCAAAGTAGGACTCTGGCCCAACAACCATTGCGCGCCCCTGCTCCTGGCCGGCCAATTCCTCAGTACGCACCAGCGACGTAGTAGGGTTGGTACTGAATGCGCTGCCGAACGCTGCATCCCATACCTCGCCCGATTCTGCCGGGATGTCGAGCATCGTCCGCCGGTCAAGAACCGGAGCATCACCTGCATAGATAGTCATGGAAGAAGCCCCATAGGCGCGATACGGTACTTATCGGGCTCGCGCAGGCCGTTCTGCTGTAGTTCGGCCCAACTGCGGGTGATAGGCTGACCGTCAGCGCCGCGCACGCGGTAGCCGTTCAGGGTCAACGAAAGCCCGGTCTCGTCCTCGTTCGGAACCCACTGCCCACTGCTCTGCAAAGCGTCGTGCAACTGCTTGCGGTTCTGTTCCTCCGTGACGCCGGCGAACCCAGGCAGTGGCATCAGTTCGTCAGGTTTGATCTGCCGCATTGCTGCGGTGGCGCCACGGCTGACAGCCTCGGTATCCTGGGTCTTTGGAACCCGGTACGTGCCGAAGAAATCGTATTTGTCGTTCAGCATCCCATTCACGACTTTTTCAGCAGCTTTTTCGGGGTCCATACCTTGCAGCACATAGGATGTGGCTGTTCTGGCAGCGGCTTGGTACATGGTGTTGTAGGTGCTGATACCGCCAGACTGGCCTTGCAGCGACTGAGCGAAAGGCGCCATAGCGGTAGATACCGATTGCATGATTGAGTCTTTCTGCCCCTTTTGTAGGCCTGCGTGCAGTTCTTTATCGTTGATGGACGCTACCGACGCCATCCGCTCAGCTACATCCTTGGGTAACCCGGTGGCAATAACCTGGGCCTCGGCCGGGAGCTTGTTGCCCACCTGCTGCAACACCGACGGGAAATCCTTGCCCCACAATTCTTGCTGCTGCTCGATCATGGTGGCCGCGTTCTCGCCACCATTGATCTGGTTGTTGAAGTTGGCAACCAATTGGTCGGCGGCTGCATCCGGCAACAGCTTGGGCTGGCTCACGCCAAGGCGTTGCTGCTCGGCAAGAGTGGCTCTGGCGTATGCTTGATATGCCTCAGGCGTTCCGTCCTGCTGAGCAACCGCAAAGGCCTGCTGGACGGTCGGGCTGTACTTGGCCACATAGGCGGCAGGGTCGGTCTGCTGCTGCTTCATCAGTCGAACCCCGACATTTGTCAGGTGCTGATAGAGCTGGCTGTCTTCCTTGAATCCCTCGCCCACAGTGCCCGCGCCGTAGCGCTTTGCCTGCTGATTGTGTAGAGACTCGGCGTAAGCCGTCGCATCATCCGGATTATCGAACTTGCCCAGGTGCTTGCCGGTGCGCAGGTAAGTCTGAATAGCCGCCTCGTCACTGAGGATCTTCCCGTCATCACTGACCGTGGGTATCAGCACTTCCTGCCCATCGAAGTTCGCCGATATTGACCGTACGGTGCTGATTGATCCGTCAGCGTTTTTCACGGTTGGTCGTGCGTTGAGATCGATATTTCCCTGCTCAAGCATGCCTGTGGCCTTGTCGCCGTAGAATACTCCGGTGTCTTTTCTGGCGGGGTTGAACTTGTCGAGGATCTGTTGTCTTTCCTGCGGATCGGCGGTAGCAAACTCACGAATTGCCGGGGCCAATGCCTGAACCTTGGAAAATCGTTCGTATTCCTTGGCTCCCTTCTCAGGTCCGTACGCGGCTGAGAAGTCCACTTTCGATGGGGGATTATCGAAGTCCAAGCCCTGGGAATAGGCCGCGCTGGCATCCTGAACCCGGCTGCTCAGCTCCATGCGGTTGATGGCCTGCATCTGGCGAGCCTCCACCTGGCGCTGGCGTGCCTCGGCCTCAAGCCGGCGGAAGCCCTGGTCGATACCGTTGCTGGTGCGGATTTGATCCTCTGCCGTCATCGTGTCCTTATAGGCCTCAAACAGCCCCTTTGCCTTCTGCGGCGAGTCGATCAGCATCCGCTGAATAACCGCGGTGGACATTCCGCTATTCGCCTTCAGGCGCTCTGCCTGCGCAGCCTCCGGCGATAACCCGAGACGCTCGGCCCTGCTGGCCAGCACCGCGTCAGTCTTCGCCCTGTAGGCCTGGACTTTGGCCGGGTCCTGGTACTCCAATGCAGCGCCCTGCATCGACGTTTCAAGCTGCCCCTGCTCGACCTGCCCGAAATAGCTCTGGCGCTCTCCATACTCATAACGATTCAGGTCGCTCGACAGTGAGTTGCGCCGGCTGTTGACGATCTGCGCATACCTGGCTTTCTGCTGATCGTTGGTCAGAGTTTTGGCAATCTCTGCCTGGGCCTTTTCGAATTGATCAAGGGTCTGATTCGTGACATCCAGGGCGTTCTGTCCCTTACGGGTGTAGACGCCCTGCTCTCCGAACATGGTCTGCTGTTGCCACTTGGTCAGTTTGTTGTCAGCGTCCATCAGCAGCGCGGTATCGGCTTTCTCACGCTCCTTGTCCATGAGCATCTGCGCGCCGCGCCCGAGCGATTGAAGGCCCTGAGCAATAGAGGTGGTATCAGGCGCAACGCCCTGTAACTGAATAGGCCGGGTTGCCTGCTGCTGAACTTGCGGAACTTCGTATGTCGGGACCCGTGGCATTATCGACCCCCCGCAAACGAACCAAACGCACTGCCAATCCCGCCAAGGATTGAACCCATAGCGGCGGTGTTACCGTTCTGCACAGTTTGGTTGGCATTCAACAGATCCTGGCGCGCCTGAACGCGATAGCCGTAGGCCTCGCGTGCAGCGTTGTTCTGGATCGTCAAGGCGTCCAGTTCGCCAAGCATGGCGGTATCTTCCTGAATCTGTGCGGCGCTGCCACTGTTCACGTCAATGCCGTTGGCGGCCTGAACGCTGCGCTGAGTACCCACGGCTTGCCCGGTGCGAACGCGCTGCCAGTCAGCCGACGTATCACCCGCGTTCAAGATCTCCTGGGCGGTCTGACGCTTGAAGCCGGCATTCTGCTGCATCATGTCAGATTGGAATCCAGCGTTCTGCTTCTGACCTTGGGCTTGCAGAAGACTGCCGCCGATAGCGATAGCAGCCGGAATTAATGCCATCCAGCACATGGTTATTCCTCTCGATTCAGCGTAAAGGGGTAGAACGGAAGGCGCTTAGGACCATACGGGACGGCCTCGCCGAAGTTGAAACCCAGCCATTTCAACCAGCGGATGGCCGAAGTGTTGCGGGCGTCGACGTAGTTGATGAGGTGGCGGTGCCGGGTAAGCATCCCTTGCACCTCTGGCTTGCAGACCTTTAGGAATGCACGGGCGTGGCGCTCCACGTGCGTGGTGCTGATCAGCCAAGGCACGCCTATGGAACCCAGGACGCTGTGCACTGCATCGCCGAACACCGCGACGATGTGCCCGTCTACTACGATCTTGCGGGCGTTGAGGCTATCGTTGATGCCTTCCAGCAGCTCCATCTCCAGAGAGACGCCCAGCCCTTCGACGATCTCGTCGATATCGGCCTGACGCACATCACGCAGGATGGCCGGAATGTCCTCGGGTTCAATGGGCAAAACATCAGCGGCCGCCAATGGTCACCTCCGGAATCACCGCAAGGACCGACAACGGCAGCGGGTCGGTTTGGCGAATGAACACTCGCCCCTTCCCTTGCCAGTCGTTGGAGATTGGGATTTCAGCCTGCCCCGTCAACAACTCAATGGGCGACTCATACTCGTCGCGATCAGTCTTGCATTCGTACAGGTGATTTTTGTCCTTCCCGGCAAATATCCCTCGCGACTCCTCAACCCGCACAGTCAACCCAGTGACGGCAATCTTCTTGTCCAGAACCGTCTCGTTGGCGTTTTTCAGCTCAAGGTCAAGGGTCTCCATGTCAGAGGTGTACTGCAGGCCAACATGGGCAATGCCAGCGGCTTCTTGCAACACAATCGAACCACTCGATACAACGCGCTGCGGGTGAACGCTGCCGTCGGCAAGTATGGAAACAGTCTTTCCCTCAAGGTGCCCCAGACCTGACAACGTCTTGACCTGGCGAGCCCAAGTCGAAACCGGAACAGAGCGCAGCGATTCAGGGCAGATGATGAGCAGCTTCACCGTGACCACACTGGCGCTGGTGTATCCAACAACCTCTACCCTGACTATATCGGTGGCTTTGTCGCCGTTCGCGTCAGTGACAACAGCCTTCAACGAATAATTGACGCCGACGCTTCCTACGGTGAACGGTGCATGCCCCACGGCCGTCATGGTGACCACCTCAGGAAAGCCCCAGGTCGTGCCACCAGATAGCGTGAAGGTCTTGGCGGTGTCGGTGTTGCGACCGTCGTACGTCAGGCCGCAATCGACGAAGAATGCATCTTCAATGCTGGTGATCTGCCGGCTGGCCATGCGCTCTATGTATCGCTTCTGCACGCCGTTGATGTTTCGGCGAACCACCATGTACAGCACGTCTTCCTGGCCCTCTGGGATGCACGCGATGGACTCAACGAAACCGTCGGTGTCGTGCCAGTGCCAGCCAACAAGCTGCTGTTCCGGGACATAGGTCATCCCCAGCAGCACGCCGTCATCGCGGACGTACCACACAATCGAGTCCGGAACCTTCTGATAGGCCACGTTCGTCAGCTCTTTGCCCTTGAATAGGTGGGCACTAAACAACGTCAGGTCATCGGCGGCGAACCCGTCCGCATTCAGGGAATAGCCGAACGAAGACACCCGGTTGCCGCGCGCCTGGACGTAGACGGCACTATTGCCTACCACCACGGGCGGAACGATCGATGAGCCGTCGTAACCCTCAGGGCTTGCCTGGACGGTCTTGGCTGACAGTCCAGTGTCGCCGCCGGCAATGGTGAACTCGGCTCCAGTAGTGAGTGCAATCAGCTTGCGCAGGCCCAGCAGGTGTCGAACGCGGTTCACCTTGTTGCTGCTCAGCGTGAAGGTGATGGCGTCGTCATCCTTGTTCGGCACCGAGTAACCGAAGTTCTTGAACAGCCCGGTCTTGCTGGTCCATACCGTCTGCGGCTTTAAATCGCTGCCAGCGAATATCAGGCGCTGCTGGTAATACACCACGGCGCCCGGGTAATTGCCGGCACCCACGAACGGGTCATTCCCATTCGGTGGCGTATCGGTCTTGATGGCTGTGATGTTCTGATCGGTGAAGGTGGTACCGGTGGCGCGACCGATAAACCCGTAGATCCCTGCGCCAGCGTTGTCCTTGTAGACGATGTAGTAGGTAGCTCCAGTAACCGCCGCCCAAGTGATGGTTGCGGAGGCAACATCAGCATGACTGGTGATCGGATTTGAGGTGGCCGGCAGCGATTCATCCAATGTATTGCCGTCATCCAGGACCGCCGTCACTTGGTAGCGCCAGGTCTGCGGAACGCCTGAGCCGCCGCCTGAGACTGCTGTTGCGGATGATGGTGCGGCAATGCGCGGGGCCAGGTTAATTTCGGCTGTGGTCCAATTGTCGTGCGCTAGGCGGTTAAGCTCCCGCGGCTTGTACGCCGGCTGGGCAAACGTCATCACGTCGGCTGACTGTGTGAAATTCAACAGAGTCAGGTCGTTCTGCGTGTATGGCAATGCCAGTTCGAATGGCTGACCAACGTTTGGACCAGAGCTGTACAAGACCTGCCCGCCATCCTTGATAACGCGCATGTTCAGGTCGCCGAAAGCCAACACGTATGTCTGCACATCGTTGAACTGAAACGGGATGAGCCGGCAGCGCTTGGTCGAATCTTTTACTTCAGCAACCAGGCGAGTACCAGCCCGGTTACGCACGCCGCCGTATGGCATCACCATGAAGTTGCGGCAGAGCTTCAAACCTGTGTAGTAACGGGCAATGTCGGTGCGGGCGCTGGCCGATGGCGACAGCTCGCCCGCCGCAAAGGTCGGCTGCAGTACTCCGCTCATGCTCGCACCGTAATGAATTCAGATTCAGGCTCTACGTCGTCCTGGGATTCTTCGAAGGCGGAACCTTCGGCTAGGGTCAGGGCCATCTGGTATTGCTGGGCCGCAAACTGCTGCAGGTCAGACTTGGAACTGAGCGGCAACGCCAAATCCATTGCCAAGCGCCAGGCCAGCGCGTCAGCGAACTGCGGGTCAAAGAGCGTTGAGTCCTCGACCTTGAAGGTAAAGCGGCACGAAGCCTCGGGTTGATCGGTGTGAATCACGCGACCGCCGGCGTCATATCCAATCTTGAAGGGGATCTGCTGATCGATTGACAGCGCCCGACGCCAACCTGGCTGAACGATGTCTCGCACTTGCAAACAGTCTGAAGGGTAGCGATAACGGTAGGCCCAGCCTGGCGCAGGACTGCCCAGGCTAGCCAGTGCAACAATGGATTCCGCGAACGGCCAAGGGAACGCCTGCAGCACCAGCTCACGCAGCGGGCCATAAAACACTCGGCACAGTTCAGCGGCCTTGCTCTTTTCCGTGAACGACACGATTGGCTGGGTGTAAGCAACCCGCGACAACGCGATGTTGCAGATCTCTACGTCGCTGGACATTCGGGAGCCTCAGAAATAGAAAAGGGCCCCGAAGGGCCCTGAGAGCTGCTACTTGCAGTCAGGCGTCAGGCAGTTGGCTGTCGCCCTTTTCATCGCCGGCGCCCCCGGAAACATCACCACCAGCGTTCAATCGAGCCACTTCGGCTTCGGCTTCATCCTTGTTGCCGGTGAACTCGCCAAAACGCTCACCATCCTTGTCGAGGATGATGTAGCGGCCACCACCATTGTGCTTGGCGGTGTACTCGGCAGCCGCTCCAGCACTCGCGCTTACTGCTGCCGAAGCCCGGGAAGTCAGCTGTTTCAGGTTGCCGCCAGGGCTATCGATTTCCAGCACCAGTGTTTCACCCGGCTCATAAAGCTGGCCGTTGATAAACGACCGCTCCAGCACTTCATATTTCTTAGGCATTGGTTTGCACTCCGGCTACCACGCCAGCGGTTACCTTGCCCAGGGTGGGCGCGGTGCCGGTCACGGTGTAGTTGAGGCGCAGATAACGTTCGGTCTTCTGCGGCAAGGTGATGACTGGCGCTTGGTAGCCCAGCTTCAGGTCAGCCAGCGGGACTACAACCTGGAACAGGGAGCGCGGGGAACTGAAGCCCGAGTTGTCATCGGTCTGCACGTCGATGGTGAGACTGGTCAGGGTGTTGAATGTTTCAACAACCTGGATCAGCAGGGAAATATCACCGGCACGGCCCACGTCTTTGGTGTCGCCGCGATCAATGATGTCGGTCGATGCAGCCGTAGCAGTGATTGCCTGGGCGCTCGACATGAGCAGCTTTGCGTCGAAAAGCATGATGGTTTCTCCGAAATATGGGAAAACCACGCAGTCGTTAAACTACGCGGGCTTCGGTGTTCAGCAGTGCGTCAACACGCTTGATTGGGATGCCCAGGAACTCGGGGATCTTCTTGCCGGCGTATTCGCCGATAGTCAGATTCACGTTCTTGGAGTTCATGGCCTGCAGGTGCAGGAAGGTTTGCAGCGTGCGGTTGGCGTAGATAACCGTACGGCCCTCGCCCTGCATTGGGTTTTCCAGCAGGTAGTAGGCCTTGATCATCTGCTCGATCAGCTTGGCGCCGGTCGCGCCGTCAGCGGTCAAGGTGGTCACGTCGATGTTCGCGATACGAGCGTTGGCCCGCCAGTCACGTACCGACATGCCGATATCCCACTTGAAGTGGTCGCGGTAGGCCTGGTATTCGCCGCCGACAGCATCCTTGACAGTATCTTCACCGAGGTTGCGATGCTGGAAGCCGGCCACGCTACCCTTCGGATACAGCAGGTGAGTGGTCATTTCGCCCCAGGTAACGAACCAGAGCGATGCGTTGGTGGAGCCGGTGCCGCCCGCGTCGATGATGTTCGCGCCGGATTCTGCTGCCAGGCTGTTATAGCGCGGCGCCAGGCCGAGGAAGGCCTCAGGCTCAGAACCGGTGTTGCCGTAGAACATGTAGCGCGCGGCCTTGTTGTTGAAACCTTGCAGCTTTGCGATGTTCTCGGACACGCGGAAGGCGTCGGCATTACCCGACAGATCGGCCAGGGCCTTATCCACCAGGCCGTAGTCTTCCATCATGCCAGTGGTATCGAGTACCGGCACGGTGGTGGACTTGCTTGGCTGGATGCCCTTGTTGAACAGGCGCCAGGTCGGCTCAGGAATACCCGAACGCATGGTGGTCTTGTGCTTGGAGCCGTCGTTGCACTCCTGGTACTCGGCGTCCATGAGGATATCGTTCTGCTTGGCCATCAGCTCGACGATCTTCATGATCTTCTTCTGGCTGTCTTCCCGGCTGAACTTATCCAGCAAGGTCGGCATGGTAGAGGTCAAAATGCCCATCTGTGTATCTCCTACGGTTGGTCAGGGCCTTACTTGAAGGCGTCGATGAGACTCATCTCTTTCGGTGTATTGGTCTGGCTGCCGGGCATGACGAACTTGTCTTCCGAGATAGCCGCGCTGATGCGGTGGCAGAACTTGAACAGCGCCGGGTGGTTGCCCAGCCCGGAGGTATTCAGCAACTCGGTCAATGCCGGATCGCCGAAGGACTGAATGACCTTGACGGCACTGGCTACGCTTTTCTCGTAGTTCTCGCCGCCGACTTCTGGGTCACTTTTGATTGATGCAGCCCAGTCCTGGGCCTGCTTGGTGACCGCGGCCTGGTACTGCTCGGCCTGCTTGGTCGCAAGTTGGGATTGGAAGTCGATCAGTTGCTGGGCCTTGGCCTGCGGGATGTTCAGCTCCTTGGCCAGGTTCTTGAATTCGCCCAGGACTTCGGTGTCCATCTCCATGCCCTCGGGCAGGGTGAAGTCCTCGTAGGCTTCGGGAGCGCCAGTGAGCTTGGCGTCAGCCTCAGTCTTGGCCTTTGCGTCAGCTTCCTGCTGGGTCAGCTCCTTGGTTTCGGTTGTTGCAGCCTCTGCTGTGGCTGTGGCAGGCGTCAGCGTGGTGGTGGCCGTTGCTGCTTCGGTCGCTGTCGCTGTGGTGGAAGCTGCGGCAGCCTCACCGCCACCAGCAGCACCGGTTTCTGCTTCATTCATGTACACGCGGCCAAGCAGCTTCATCATCAAAGCACTCATTCATCTGTCTCCTGGGGTTGTTCGGGGGTCGACTGCGGCGCGTTCTCGGCAGCCATGACCGCGTACAGCGATGGAGTCAGGTCATTCACCTGGCTCAAAAGAAGAAGGCCAACATTGCGTTGGCCTTCGTTGAAGTTCGTGATTGCGTCCGTGGGCCCTATTGAGCCCTGGAACAGCCGGCAATGGCCGAGGGTTCGCCACATAAATCGGCGCCCGCGGTGGTCGCTCATCAGCCACTTGAAGTCGGCGATGTCCTGCAGCTCCTGTTCGGTTGGTTGCTGCTCGGCCATCACATAGCCCCTGCAAGCGCCGTCAGGGCGTTATCGCCGCTGGTGTCTGTCTGGCTAAGAATCTGGGCGCCCTGAATGGCGCTGCCGAGCTCCTGCTGCATCTGCTGGGCTTGTTGTTGCTGAGCTCGCTGATCGCGAATCTGCGCGACCATATCGTCAGCGCGCACCATGGTTGGGGGAACACCGATCAGTTCGAAGTACTGGCGCATGGCTTCGTCGCCGTCGAGCAGGTCGAGAGGTTCCAGGCTTTGTGTGGTGGTGGCCACGGAGCCGGCAAACCCAATGGCACGCTCGATACTGGATACGCCAATGGCTTTCTGTGCCTGGGCCAGGATGCTGGTGAACTCGATACGCAAGTCCATGTTGGCCAGCTCTTTTGGCGGAGGTGGCAACAGTGGTGCACCAGGCAACATGCCGGTCCAGCGCGGAATGGACTGCTCCAGCATCTGGTTGAAGTACATGTCTACCAGCGGGTCGAGTAGGTCATCGGTCTGGCGCTCCAGCACTGGGCCGAGCATCAGCAGCTTTTCTTCCTTGCGGGTGGCGATCTCGTACGCGGTGCGCACGCTGTCCATCTGGCTGATCATGAGGAACAAGTCGACGAAGAACGCGGTGTCGATGATCGAGCTGTCGGCGGCAATCTCGCCACGCAGCTGGCCAAGCCACGCGGGCTGAACTTCATACAGCGGCGCAAACTTGGCGCCAACCTGCATGTCATTGAGGTAAGTGATGCTTCCAGGAAGAATCGAGGCCCGCTGATTCTTGAGGCTGGCCGGCGCACCCATCGGCGGCCGGACACCTTTCTCCAGCAGTTCAGCCTTACGGCGCTCCATCAGCTGGATAGCCTTGGTGGTGCCGATGCACATCGAGCCAGGCCCAGTGCCGTACACGTCTTCACCCAGCACATCCCAACGCGGCGCCATGACCGGAAACACTTTGAAGCCGGATTCACGCAACATCGAATCCTTGTCGCCGCTCTTCTCCCAGTACACGGAGCGGAACGGCATATTTGTGTTGTCCTTGCGGCCGGGCTCGCGGGTATCGTTGGGCTCGATGCCATGGCAGATGTCGATCCAGGCGTCAGGCTTGCTGCTGAGCAGGTTCTTGGACGCGGTGTCCATCTTGTCCTTGCCGAACTGCTGTTCCATCTGGCGAGCAGTCATGCGGAAGTCGCGATAGAGCGTGTCCACTTGATTTCGGCTGTTGTTGGCCAGCATGTAGCTGCCGACGGCCAGCGGGTACGAACGCAGCAAGTCGCTGTCGTCCGGCATCACCACCATTGGGGCTGTGCCGAAAATTCCTTCCTCGCTGTAGCGGTTGGGCAGAACGCTGTACAGGTTCGACCTGGCCATGACTTCACGCATGGCAGTCTCGGCAGCGAACAGCCAAGCCTTGACCGGCGCGTAATCCATCAGGCCAGGATCGGGAGTGCCGAACTTGACCCAGGGCGATGACGGGTTAGTCATGCCGGTATGCATACCAGCGCCCAGCGTACGAGCCGCGAACGTGGCCTGCGGATTGATGATCTTCTGATCGCGGCGCTTGCCGTCGTTGGTGTCGGTGTTGTACCAGCGTCCGGAACGTGGGCTGATGAAGTCACCCAGTTCCTTCCACTCGGGCAGCCAGTTGCTGTCGCGCTCGCTCTTGAGAGCGGTATAGCGCTTCTCGCAGCGTTCGCGCAGGGAGTCGGCCAACTTACACCCCCAGCAACGTTTTCTGGCCCGTGCTGGCGCCGCCAAGCACGCCAGACGACCCGGTCAAGATGGTGCCGTTCTGGCCAGACTGGGCCAAACGACGCTTGCGCTCGGCCTCAACAGCTGCCTGAACGGAGTCGCTTGAGGTCGTGGCCGCCGCCGCAGTGGAGCCAACAGAGCCAGCAGCTTCAGATGCCGCCTTTGCCAGCTCCTTGTCGCGCTCAGCCTTATTGAACATGCCGGTTTTCTCGCCAAACATGTTCGGAAGGCCCATACCCTCCAGGAGTACGTCGCCGCCACGCAAAGGGTCGAGCTTGACCACCTTATTGACCAGTTTCTTGATGCTCTTTCCGCACATGTCAGTTACTCGCGTAAGGGTCGTATTCGGATTGGAATTTGCCCGAGTCATTGGACTCAAGCTGCCAGCGTTGCTGCCCGAAGCGGCGCATCATGTATGCGTATCGGGTGGCCGAAAGGATGTCGTCGTTCAACTTGACGATCTTGCCGTTCTCGTCCCGGTGGTAACTCATCTTCTCGTCGAAGAAGTCCGACAGGTGGGAGAACACCTTGAATCGGCCGGTGGTCATTCGCTCGTACAACTCGACCAAGCCGATTTCCACGCCAACACCACCATCAGCCCAGGTGGCATGCACGTCGAGCATCTGCCAGCCAGCATCGACATAAGCCTTTTTCTGCTGCTCGCCTGATGACTTCTCGGACTGCAGCCCGTCAGAAGGCCATGCGGTTGGGATGTTTGCAGCCCAGGACTTGACGGTGCCCCACACAGTTGATGGCGTGACGCGGGACTTCTTCCAGGCATGGGCCAGGTAGATCACATCCGATTCGGTATCGATCCACAGTTGAACGTGTGCTTGAGGGTGATCCCAGCCGAAGTCCATGCCGTTGATGACGTAGAAGTGCGGCGGGCAAGGGAACGCCTGGCACTTAATATCCTCATCCGAAAAGTCGAATATCAAGCCGGTACCAAGCAACGGGAGCCCCTTAGAACGCATGTCTCGCTGCCACTCTGGGTACATACCTAGCAACTTGCGCTGAGTGTCAGCAGTCAAGTGCGGTGCATCTGCCCAGGTGGCGCGCTGGATGTATTGGCCCTCGGCTGGGCAGTCCATGAACTGAACAACCAGCTCGGTACGGCCATTCTCCGGGGTAAACGTCAAAATGCCGCGACCACCCAGGCCGCCGTCACCAGTCGCGGTACGGGTCAGCACTTGTGGGTAGATCGCTTTGTCTCTTGGCTCTTCGTCGATGTGGTACCAGTCGACGCTGTCGCCCATGATTGCGTGCTGGCCCTGGCTGTAGGACCAGAACTGCACTGTTGACTGGCTGCCGGACTTGTGCCGGACGGTGATCTGGCGCATTGCCCCGGATGTGCCGGTGGCTGACAGATGCGCAATGATTCGATCAGCAGGGATCAACCCGCCAGTCCACTTGCCGCCTTCAAGCGTGCCGAACAGCGGCGTCTGCAGCAGGTCGCGGGTCTTCTCCATGGAGAACCCAAGAAGCCAGCACATAGGCGCGTGGTCGAACTTGTGGCCTTCCCAGTCGTCTGGGTAATCACCCAGCAAGTGCATGGCATCGATCGTTAACCCGGTGCGCGTCTTGCCTACCCTGTTCGCCGCCATGAGCATGCATGACGTGTGATCGGCTGTAGCTCTTACAAACTTGCGCTGCCACTCATAGAGGGTTTCGAACTGGAGCAGGTGCCGCCTCTGTGCATCACGACGCGCTTTCTCCTCGAGCAACGCCAATAGCTCAAGCTTGTTAGCCCTGGCCTGCGAGCTTGGCGATTCTGCGATCAAGTTCTTCTTCCGTCAGTTGACTGCGGTCATCGCCTGGTTTCTCGGAGCCAACGTCGTAGGCCTGGCGCTCCAGCGTGACCAGAGTCTTCAGTGTCTCGCTCAGCTCTTTGATGATCTTGCTGCGGCCTGGAAGGCTGGCCATCTTCTCGGCAGCCTCCAATAGTGATGCAGGACCCTCATCGTCCTTAAGCTGGTCAATCAGCTCGCGCAAGGTGCAGTTCTCGTCAGTCATCGCCTCAAGCTCATCCAGCAGCTTGTTAGCCAGCCGTCGAGAGCGGCCAATGTCATTGCGATGCGCCATCCGGATGTTGGCAATGACTTGAGCATTCGCCTCTACGATTCCACGCTCGGTTACCAGAGCTTCCGTGGAAACCTGCGTGGAAACCTCTGCTTTGGAAACCAGCGAATCAGCCTTGGCTTGGATCTTCGCCTTTAGGTCACGATCCCAGCCGTTGGCCTTGGCTCGCTTATTGATTGCGGTATGCGATACCCCGCACGAGGCGGCTATTTCACGGACGGACAACACACCAGCCCGGTAGAGCTGTTCAATGCGCTCCCAGTCAGTTGGCTGCTTTTCGGTCATTACTCACCCGCCAACTCAGGCTTGTCGGTAGAGGGCTCTCCCGGATCAGCAGGCGCAGGCTCAGCAGGGATGACCTTAATCCACTCGAAAGAAACGAATATCGCTACAACTGCGCCACCATCGCCGATGAGGCGAAGCTGATCGCTCTGGGTGAAGGTAGTAGCCAGCACCTCATGAACTTCGCCGGCAGATTTGACTTGATACTTAATCATTGGAATGACCTCAGGGATTCGTAGGAGCGCTCACAGGCGAATCCGGCCCGGCGACTTGCGTCAAGCGCTGCTGCCAGTTCACCCGCATGGTTGTCAGCTTCTGTGCGCAGCTGGGCGAGCAGATCGGTAAGGTCGTCGATTGTCTTGCCTCTTGCGGCAAGGCGGGCACGGAGATTGGCGCGGTCGGCAAGCAGCTTGGCTTGTTGGTCGCGCAGGCTGTCACCCACAGCAACAAGCTCAGTAGCGTGAGCGTCATCGCTGATCTTTTGATTGGCTGCATCTGTGCGTACCCGCTCTATGGTTTGCTGTAGCTTCTTCTCTGTCTGCCGGGCCTGTTCGCTGGCTGCCTTGGCTTGACGTTCAATGTCTGCCACGTACTCGGCGTGAGAGGTCTGCGCGTTGTCCAGGCGGTGCGTCTGGATTCCCGCCACGATCACCAGCAACGCAATGGCGGCGATCAGGTACCGGATCATTGCGCGGCCATGCACTTGGCGTGACGGTCAAGCTGCCGCTGCCAGACGCCCCAACAGCGGTTGTTAGGCTTGCCGTTGATCTTGGTGCTGCAGTCGTAGCCGGCGGCGAACCGATACAGCAGCAGCGCTTCGCAGGCGCCTACGTAGTTGCCTTCCAACAGGTAACGTCGCGGTGAGCCCTTGCGCCAGGTGCCGCCGCCATACTGGCCGACAAAGTCCATGTAGAGATCGAACTCTTCCTGGTAGAGCTTCACGCCAGGCAGGCTGGCGGCGAACTCCTTCTCGGCCTGGGTGTTCAGGTTGCGGGCCAGGATCTCGGCCCGGGGCCGGGTGATAGTGTCGGTCATCTTGACCGCGGTACCGTCCTCCCAGCGTGTGGAGCCATAGCCAAGGGTAGGAACGTCGCCCTTGGTGGGAATCACCGCGTGATCGGTGAACCCCTCGCTGGCCTTCCAGGCGCCGAAGCCTGCCATGCTCATGGTCAGGAGACCTACGGCGATGCGCTGGCGAATGACGCTCATGACCGGCACTGATCGCGCAAGGCCTTGATGCGCTCCTGGCTCTCGGCATGTTCGCGCCGGTCACGACGAATCTGGAAGTACGTGCTGACCAGTAGGCCAAGCACTGCTACCACAACACCAGCGATACCAATCCAGTTCACCTGGGATAGCCAACCGACCATCCCAGCAGCACCACCCACAATCATGCCCTTATTGGCCACTGACGCACCTACCACCTCTACGATGCTCTCGGGCGTCGGGTTGGCCATGTCTCTACTCCTGCCTGGGGCTGCCATAGGGGCCTCCAGATAAAAAAAGCCCCGCACAGTGGCGAGGCTCAGGATTGAATTTCAGACACAAAAAAGCCCGACTCAATGGCCGGGCTTGTCTGGAGCGGTAAAACCGCAATATGGGGGTAATCTACTCCTGGCCGTTCAAACCGTCAACCGGCTTACTACGCCCTAACATCTCTTTGCAGTAGCGCAGAACGCCCATGTAGTTTTGATCGTTTCCAATCTCGGCCAGATCGAGCAGCTCGTCAGTTATTGAGAACCACTCGCCGCGCAGTCGGCTCTTCGAGAATATTGCGTGGAGTGTTGGCTCAAATATTGAAGGAGCTCGGAAGTGACAGAGCAGCGACAGCTTGCTCGGATTGGACACCTGCAACTCAGCCATTCTCTTCTTCACGTTATCTGCTCGACCTATCTTTACAGCGCCAGTCCCGCCACAGATGATGAAATAGATGTAAGTGAACGACTTGGCGTACCAAGAAAGCCCTGACTTGGCGAGTTGCTCACCCTCTCCAGGGCCATTTTGTCTGACTCTCGCAATATGCGATGTCTTTTCGATTTCATCGTCGATCATGCGCATGATTCGCTCGTTAACTGGGAGAGACTCATCGATATGAGCCCCCTTGCAGGCAAACGAGCGTTCGCACATGAGGCGTCTAGCCCTGTTTCGGATCATGCAGCCACCCCCATTTCCATGTAAGCCTCGACATAACCCTTGGCAGCGATCAGGTACTCGCGCACCTTTAGCCTAGGCTCGCCGACGATCCTGCCGACCTCGGCCAGGGTTCGATCAGACCTGTAAAAGATCACTACGCATTCGGCCGTCTTGGGGTAGCGCTTCGCCATCCTGGCCACAATCTGGTCAACCATGATCGCCTCTTCGTCAGTGATACATGCGGCCGGCAGGCTATCCATCTGCTCTACGTTGTCGCGCATCAGGACGTATGAAGGGGATGTGCAGCGCGGAACGCCTACCTGTTGACGGCTCCAGCGGCCCCACTGGGTCAGAAGTTCTTCTGCGTCTCTCATGCTGCACCTGCCTTCAACATGTCGGAATTGATTGTCAGACGCCCTACTTCGCCGTATGCCTTGTGATAGGTGATTACCTTGGCGTCTCGACCACTGATCCACCCGCCGCGGCTTGCGTAAGCATCAGGGGCGGCCAGGGTGCGGTGCTGCTCCACGATCATCAGGTTGTTTTCCTTGACGTCGACGTGGTGCAGATGGCCCAGGTGCGCATAGCTGTGCTTGGTGCGCCCAAATACGTCCCGGAACTTGGCCACGAACACGTCAGCTACTGCCGTCGGCTTCTTCTTGTGCCCGTGGTGGAAGAACAGGCTGGTCTGGCCGTGTTCGACGCAGTAGTACGGGTCGGGGCTTCGGTCTACAGTGATGCGCGGCTCGTTCTCGTAGATGGCCGAGAACCATTCACGCAACCAGATAGAGCTGGCGGTGTCGTGGTTTCCCTCAGCCATCAGCACATGAACACGCTGGTGCTTGGTGAGCAGCATGTCTACGACGCGGCGGGTTACCCGGATTGCCACACGAACCAGCTTCTGAAAACGGGTGTCAGCGTCGAGCAGGTGCTTGCTGGCTGGGGTCACGGCATCGAGGCCGTCCCAATGAAGGTAATCCCCGAGCTGTGCGAAAACGCCTATCTCGGCGTCCGGAGCCATACGGATTGCCTCGGCGAACCAGGCCACGAGCTGGTGCTCGGCAATGCTAAGGTCGTAGTCGGCGCCAGTTTCCTCGTGCCAGGACAAAAGGCCCAGATGATAGTCGGTGATGACGTAGCAGTTCAGTAGGTCTGCGTTGCAAGCGCTCGGTGCTGGCGTGAAAGACATCCGCGGCAGGTCTTCACCCATGGCCGCAATAGCCGCTTCCATAATCTCGCGCTGTCGCTCCTCATCCGTTGTGGTCTTTACCCACTGAAGGACTGGAGCTTTCACGCCATCCTTGTACAAGCTCGATGTGCCTTTCAAGCGGAACCCATCCGGCACAATGTGAGTCATGTCGTGTTCCGGGCTCCAACCCTTGCGAACCATGCGCGCCTTGCGTTTGGCTAAGGTACGCAAGTGAATTCCGAGGTGAGCTGCAGCCTCTGGCCGGCTCATTGTCTTCAGCGCCTCGATGATCTGCTCGTCGGTGACCTTTGGCTCGTTCATTGGGCGTCTCCGGCGATGGTGTAGTGCGTTGGGGCCTTGTCTTCGTGCATGGCCTTGAGGCGCGCCACGTGAGGTGTCAGCGAACTGATCAGCTCTCGGTATCCGCCAGGGTGCATGCGGTCGTCGTTGAGCTTCCCAGCTGCCTCCGCGTCGACAATGATTGCCAGACAGGCGAGCGCGTGGGCCAAGTGTGGAAGGCCGCTATCTGGATCAATTGCCTCCCCTTCGAACCATGCGTTCAGGTGGCGGCTGGCGGCGTCGTAGTAAATCGAAGCGCGGATACCTACGGCTCGGAAATTGGAGCGGCCGTATTTGAGCATCCCATCCAGAAGGCCCAGGCTTCCAAGCGCTGTGGCAGTTACTGGCCAAAGATGCAGCGGCAACTTACCGCTGCCGATGAGATCCTTAGGGTTCGACGGTTTCAATTCGCTCATGCTGCCTTCCCCACCTTCTGTTTGTTCAGATGTTCAACACATGCCGCCTTGGCCTGGTCCAGCTCCTTGCCCGATTGCAGGATTTTCCCTTTCGGGCAGCGGCACACGTACGCGTGGCCGACTTCCAGGGCGTACTTGCTGATCAGGTAGCCCTCTTCAGATGAAATGCAGTACTTGCTGACTGGCTTCCAGATCATGCTGCAGCCCTCTTGAGTTCTTTGGTCTTTGCCCGGTATTCGGCGGTGATGGCCTTGAGGTCTTCGACGGTGTAGCGCCGCGGCTCAGAGGGCCCCAATAGGGCCTCAACCGCTTCAACACCAATCCGGCGCTCAAGCTCTGGCCGGTATCCAAGGATGTTTCCGCTCAGGTGGTTGTTGCAGACCGAACAGGCCTTGTGCACGTTGAGCGGGTTGAAGCGGTGCTCTGGCGATGAGCCGACGCTGCGGAAGTGAGAGGCGTGCCATTGGCCGGCCCAGGTCGCGGGCTTGTCGCAGCTCACGCACCCCATGGCGGCGTCACGCAAGCGCACCCAAGCGTTAAACGCGGCCTGGGCCTCACGCATGTACTGGCCTTTAGGCTTAACGCGCTCCTTTGCGGCTCTCAGCTCCTTGCGCCCTACTTCGGCCAGCGACTTCCGCGCCTTGTCCTGGTTCACTTCCTTGATCGCAAGGCCACACCTTGGGCTGCATACGGCCTGCCCCAGGCGCTGAGGGACGAATGAGGCCCCGCATGCTGGGTTCTTGCACTTCTTCGGGCGGGGTTGTTTGGCTGGGAGGCTCATAAGCACCTCCGCATCTTCACGTTGCCGCACACTGCGCATTGAAGGTTGAACCAAGTCCCATTCTTGAACTGATCGCTGTCCACGTAGGTGAGCTTGTAAGGCCCTTTGTCGATGACCTTCCACTCATGGACCCCGAAGAAGCACCAAAGCTTTGCGGAAAGATTCATGCCGGCACCTCCTTGGCTTTCTGCTGCTCAGGAGTGAAGTCGCCGCGCAGGGGCATCAGGTATCGCTCCTGAACTAGGGATATACCGCCAAGGTCAATGTGGACCGCCTGAAGAGTCATCGCAGAAAGTCCAGGCGCCTCGACCATCCAGCATTCAGGGCCTTTATTCACAGCCCGACTACCATCCGGAAGGTTGAAACAATCATTCGTGCGCAGCTTGATGACCAACTCGACAGCCATCCCGATATTTGGGGATGTTCCCTTGCTTGAGCTTACGATCAGCGCCAGGTCGCCCGGCTTGAATTGATGGCTCATGCTGCTTGCTCCCACTGCTCGGGCATCTGGCCCTTCGGTTCGCTAAAGCGCCATGTATGGCCTTTGTGAGATTTGATCTTCCCGGCACAGCACCGGCTGATGCTGCAGCTAGAAAATCCAGCGCGAACTGCATCCATCCCGCTAGGGAACAATTTCTCTATGCCTGTAGCAATTTCAGTCGCGACGACTGCTTTTGAGGCTTTGTTCGCAGAGCCAAATTTTCCAAGGCCATTCGCCTTTCGTCCGTTATGAGAGAACCCGTGGGCAACATTTTCTGAATGCGTTACCCACTCAAGATTCTCCGCTCGGTTATCTGTACGGATGCCATTTTTGTGATTGATGATCAGGCCTTCCTTGAACCCCGAGCAAAAAGCTAGAGCTACAAGTTGATGAACAGAACGCCTCTCCTTTTTAGATAGAGAAACCTGCAAGTAACCAGTTTTCTTGGCAGGAAACGGTTTAAGCACTTTCCCAGGCAGGAATCTTTCGTAAGCTGACGATCTGCGGCTAGCAGCTTGAAAGACTGTCCGATCCTTGCTGCGTACCAACCCAGATGAACAGACTTCATACCCAGGGCAGAACGAAATTTCTTTCCAGGTATCAGCCATCAGTACCGTCCTCCCCAATTGTCTTTCTGCGTCCAGCGCACCTGGTGCTCGGCGCCGAACGCCATAACCCACTCGATCAGCTCTCCGCACTGCTTCACGGTGAGCTTGCTTGTGCGCTCATAGATGACGTCGAAGCCGTTACCGTCTACCGCTGGGATCATCTGCGGCTTGTCGCCCGTCTCGCGCAACCAGGCGGCCGTCAGAAGGCGTTTCCAGATCAGGACATCCCACTTCTTGCCGGCGTGCTCGACCTGGGCAGCGATATCAGCCAGGGCCGCGTGCAGGGCCTTGTTCTGCTCAACGCTTCGGTCCACATCAGTGATGGCCAGCTTCTTGGGTTTGGTCAGGTCGAGCCCGGCGATGTAGCCCATCGCCTTGGTGCGCTCTGATTCGTTGCGGATCTGGAGGCTGGTCATGGCTGCTCTCCCTTGGACAGGGCGGCGCGGGCGGCGTCAACGTAGACTGACTCTCCAGGCTCTAGATCGCTCCAATGCTCAAGCAGCGGCTTAAGCGCCTTGCGCAGCGCCTCGTTCTCGGCGATCAGGGCCAGGACTGCGGATGGGCTGGTTGCAAGCCTGTAATCGGTGCTCCAACTGCATCCTGGCTTATTTGCAGCCTCGGCCAGCCGCTTCAGCTCTGCGTAGTCAGCAAGGTCTTGCGTCTTCACTTCTACGAAATCAGTCATCAGAAACCCTCCTTGCCCCGCTGCGATTCCCACTCGAACGGAACGACGATCACGCCGCCCTCTCTGAGGCGATCTGTGCAACGCTCGCCGATTGCCGAGGCCAGCGCCTTCGCGTCCAAGTTGGAAACGATGACGGTGGGTCGCAGCTCCTCGTAACGGCCGTTGATGATTGAGAACAGCGTGGTCAGCTCGAAGTCGCTAGGCTTTTCCTTGCTGACGCCGATCTCGTCCAGGACCAGCAGCGAGGGGCTGATCAGGCTCGCGAGGATCTGGCTTTCGCTTTTCTCACTGGCGTTGTCGTATGTGGCGCGGATGGCCTGGAGCACTGCGCCGACGGTGCGATACACGGCTGTCGCGGTGGTGGTCGCCATGACCTCGTTGGCGATTGCCACGGCAAGGTGCGTCTTTCCGGTACCGGGCTTGCCCAACAGCAGCAAGCAGCGGCCAGACTCGGCAATGACTGGAAACTCGGCAGCGTAGCGGCGACAGGTGTTCAGGGCCTTGCGTTGCTCGGTCGTCTTCGCAACGTACTGGTCAAAGGTTTTGCCCGAGAAACGCTTAGGTATCAGAGCTGCACCAAGCTTTTCGGCCATCCGGATGCGCAGCGCAGTCGATTCCTGAACCTGGCGCCGCGACTCCTCTTCCTCGGCACGGATGCGGCTGCACTCAGGGCAACCAGATTTGAGATCCCGCCCCAGCACCGAATAGACCTTCTGCTCGTACGCACCATGGGTTTCACAGGTGGCCGGCTGAATTCGGGTTCCTGGCGGATAGGCCTGAGCTGGCATGGCGACAACGTTCTCAGAAGCCATAGCTGCCGTCCTCCCGCTGGATCAGGCCGGCGGTGTAGTCGCGCTCAGCAAAGCCGGTGTGGCGGGACTGCACCGGCACTTGCTGGGCGTTATCGCGGATACGGTTGATCACCCAGGACGCCTTGAATCCCTGCCATCCAGCGGACAAGGCCTCGGTGATTGCGGTCGATGCCGAGATTCCGGCTTCGGCGCATTTGGCCAGTTCGGTGTTCACGGTTGACCAGACTGTGAAGGTAACGGCGGCCTTCTTGGCTTTGCGCTGGGCCAGCCAGTCGGAGAGGAGTTGCTCGGGTACTTGGTGCGGATTGTCGGCCAGCAACTGGGTCAGGCCGAACTGAGCCTTGCGATCAGGTTTCGGCTCGACTGGCAGTTCAGCCTGAGCTGTGGGGGGGGATGTAATATCTTCCGAAGGAAGATTTACATAGGGGGTTTTATTCTTGGAATAAAGAAGGGAGTCGTCGGTTTTGGTCTGTTTCGCAGTAGATCCGATTCGGACGATTTGAGCCGAGTCAGACGATTTGGTCTGTTTCGGATCTTCAACGAAAACCCATTCTTTCGGGTCGCACAGACCGATATCGCCACGCGCCCCGCCCTCGCGGAACAGCACACGACGGCGCAGAAGGCCAGAGATAGCCTTGGAAACAGTGTCAGGGTGAATGTGGGTAGCCTTAGCGATTGCCGTGGCTGGAATGCGCTGAGCGCCCTCGTTGAAGTTCAAGGTGGCCTTGGCCACATACAGCACGATCTTCATCTCGCGAGCGGACAGGTCGATAGCCATCAGGCCATCCATCAGCTGATTGTCCATCCGGGTAAACCCCCCGGTGTTGCGTAATGGGACGATGTTTGTCATGATTCTTCTCGCTGAACTGCTGTTGAAAGAGCCGACCTCGTCCGTCGGCTTTTTTGTGCCTGGAATTCAGGCTCTGCTTAGGCCCTATTCAGGCCTACCTCCGGAACGGCGTTACCGTCCCTCGTGGCGCACGAGGCGCCGTTCTCTTCTTCAGCTCTTCCTGGATCAGCCTTGCTGCCAGCACTCCAGGGTCTACTCCCCGCTTCAGCGCCTCAGCCTTGAGCAGCCCGTCGAACTCTTCATCCAGGGGGACAGGAGTCATTCGTTCGGCCATAGAGCCTCCTTCGGCTCTTCAGGCCGCTGTTGTTTTGCCTGTATCGTCGCCGTGTACCTCGGAAAGCATGTTGCGCAGGCTGGCTTCGAGTAACTCGCGGGCCAGGACTGCCTTTTGCGTGCGGTGAAACTTCGCCAGGGACCTCAGAAGGTCGTCGGTGTCTTGATCCAGTCGAACGCGTGTGACCTGGTCGTGCAGATGGCTGCGGTCGTCGTAAGCCATACGGGTAAAGCTCCTTGTTTTCAGAAAGGGTTAAGCGGCTTTCGGCCCACTGTCGGAATCAACTTTGAGAATTCCGCCAGTGAGTTTTTCGAGTTCGTGCTGCCGGAGCTTTGGGACGATCTCGCCCCATTGAGCAACGGCCGCATAAGAGATACCCAGGGCTTTTGCCAGCTTTGGGATTCCCTTGAAGTGCTCTATTGCTTGAGTTCGAGTCATAAAGGTTCTCCGTATGATACGGAGATATGTAAGCACACTTACACTATTGTATGCAAGCATGCTGCTACAGCACGCTTGTACTATCGGGCGTATGACTATTACTGATCGGATCAACCAGCTTCTGCTGGAAAATGGCGTGAAATCGCGGAGCATTCGCCCGACGCTTGCACGCATCTGTGGGATTAGCTATTCGGCAGTCAGCCAGTGGTACTCAGGTACGACTGGGAGCATCAAGCACGAGAATCTGCAGGCCATTGCAAAGGCCTATGGGAGTTCTGTTGATTGGCTGCTCACCGGCTCAACGCCGAAACATTCTGAAACCTTGCAGGAAAATTTCAGATCAGAATTGACACCAGATCAGCCTAATGCGATCTATCATCCCATGGCGGCATCGGTGCCTTTAATCAACTGGACTTCTGTTGATCACTGGTGCAGCTCGGCAGTTTCTGCCGGCGCGACGGAGATTCGTATGGCCTGTCCTGACGAGATAGGCCCTCGCGGTTTTGCGTTAGCCGTTGAGGGCGATGCAATGAGGAATCCGAACGCAAACGAAGACAGCTACCCAAACAGCACCATTATTTTTGTAGATCCAGATATGAAGGGCTCGGTAGGAAGCCCGGTATTGGTTCTACAGCCTAGGGAAGCAGTACCTATATTCCGGATTCTCACGAGAGACGCAGGAAAGGACATCCTGAAACCACTGAATCCTCAGTACCCAATCATCATGCTTGGGGAAGAAGACAAGGTGCTTGGCGTTGTAATCGGCTACTACAGAAAGCCAGCAGCGCATTGAGTCATCGCTAAGTATCATGGAGTTTCTTAGCTGACTACACAGCAGCAGTCACTGAGGAGGATGGTAGATGCCAGTTATTCCTAAGAGATTTACTGTCAGTTCTCCCAGAAAGGGGGCCTCTTGAAAGCAGCAATTTCGCTCGTCACACTTTCAATTGCTTTCGGCTACATGGCCTTGATTCCTAGCGCAATCCTTCCTAAGCCTTACGGTTTGTGGATCTCAATCCCATTGATATTTGTTGGCTTCTTCTCTGCCATCGGAATATCGATGAGGATCTCTGAAGGAAGGATGAGCAGTTTACGCGACCTGGTTAGCTCGCTACGCGAAGGAAGAGACATGCTAATTTCTTGGTCTATCTACATGATGGCCATGATTGTCATCACAGGCGTGATATCCCTTATAGCTAACGCGCTATAGATCCACAGCCTCCAGTCCAAAACGAACCCGACCAACGTGTCGGGTTTTTCTTTGCCAAAAATTATTTTGTGAAGCGTACTTGCATTTAACTTTAAGCAGGCTTATATTTTTTCTCAACGCCGGCCAACGCCGGCCAGCAACAAAAGGTTTAGCGAGGTCGAGCCTCAATTCGACCCACGGGTAAAAGCGATCAGTGATCGCGCCTCGACCCGGCCGGAGCAGCTTAGATCCGTGCGAGAACAAGAGTGCAGTCGGGAAGAGCCGCGGACTGCTTAACAACGGAGTGCGAACTGGACAAGGTCCAGGTGGTATCGGATGCGCACTGACAACACAAAGCCCAGGGCTGACGCCAGCAGCGGGCCCAGGCGGAAAGCATCACTGAGCAGCCTTCTTGCGAGGGCTGCTTGGGATGACAACCGGGAGATAAAGAAATGCCAACGAAGCGCGGAAGCGAAATTCAAATAGGTGACGTGATCTTCCTGGGTCTTGGTGACCGAACTGGGAGGGTCATCGATTTCAAGGCCCACCCAAGACTTGCAGAGATGCACCCGGGCTTGACGGCCAGAGTAGCGGTAACCGATCGAGGATCAATCACGATCATCGACCAGCAGCCAATACGCATCCCAGCTTGATTCAAGCTGCCCGATCCCTGGTACTCCCCAGCACCAGGGCGCATCGGGGTGTGATCTGAACTGCCAGCAGACATTAAGGCGCTGGCACCTAGCCGAGATACGAGGGTTCGCAACCTCGGGAAGAAAGCGAGACCACGACCAGGCAGCGAGAAATCACCGGAGCGTGGCTTGAGGGGGCGCACTCAGAGGCGCAAAGCGGGGCTTGCCTTCCGCACAGATCACACCCCGATGCGAAGAGTCGCATCATTTTGTTGTGAAACTACCCGGCGAGCGGCCGCCACTGATGCCGCGCTCAAGAGGATAAGACCATGTAAACCATCCAAACGACCTTCCCAGCGAAGGCGCTCTTCACATCCGGAGGCGTTTGTGAAGCAAAAAGAAAGCCCGGGGAATCCTCGGGCTTTTTCATTCCCGCCTTTACCCGTCAGCACTCCCCGGCGCCCATCGGCAAACAGCCGTGCGTGAGTGCTGACGAATACAGGTGAATCAACGAATGGAGAGAGTCATGAGCATTCAAGATGGAGGCCCAGCCTTCCCGGTCGCGGATTACGACCACATGGTTTTTCAGCCGGCGACGGTTGCCGAAACGAAGCGTGATTTGTCTGGAATGAGCTTGCGCGACCACTTCGCTGCCAAGGCGCTTCAAGGCCTGCTGGCGTGGCCTGGGGATGATTCCAATGGCAGCTATCACTCGAATAGCGATCCGGGCCATACCGCCAGCATGGCCTATGAGTACGCAGACGCCATGCTCGCCGCCCGTTCCGCCTAACCCCAAACACTGGAGGTCGCCATGTACAGCTTCATGCAACCGCCTGATCCCCCTGAATTAGGCCACTGCCTTACCTGCAATAGGATCATCCACATCGACGACAAGCGCGGCGACCACTGCATTGACTGTGATGAGCCTGAGACAGGCAAGTGCCTTTGCGGGAAGCGCGGCGAGATCAACTGGGACGACGGCACTGAGCGTCGTTACTACTGCTACAGCGGTCCTGACTGCTGCCCATAACTGGAGGTCGCCATGAGCGACTGGATCAAGGTAAGCGACAGGCTGCCAGAGCCAGACACGCTTGTTCTTTGCACGTCCGAGTTCTTTGGTGCAGGGGACTGGCGCTGCGCAGTCGGCGCGATAGACCGAAATAACAATTATTGCTGGTGGCTCAAGGGAGCTTCCTGGACACCAACTCACTGGCAGCCACTTCCCTCACCGCCCACCGAGTAACCCGACATGCGCAACAAATACCCCGGCACCTGCTACCGGTGCGGACAGCGCGTAGAGGCTGGCCAAGGCCACTTTGAGCGTCACGCCGGTGGCTGGCGCACTCAGCATGCCGATTGCGCCATAAAGGCCAGACAGGCCAAGCAGGACAACCGATAACGCAGCCCTGGAGGCACCCATGAACACTGCAATGCAGATATGCCAAGCCCGGTATGACGCCATGCTGCCTCCGGAGCCGGTTGATAATTCGGAGGCTGAACGGATCTGGGTCGACAACGCGACCTATGACCTGCTGGACGGCCAAGATGTGAAGTTCCAACGCCGGATGCGCAAACCCCAGGGTGTGACGCATGAGCAGTTTTCCCAGGCGGTTGATGAGTACGTGATGGCAAACGTAAGCAGTCCATCAGTAATCGGCCGACTGGTCCTTGCCGCGATACGCAGAGATACGTCAGACGCCCAGGGCGCTGCTATAGAGGCTCTCTGTGCCCCAGACCCCAAGGAAGCACTCCGCGAGATTGCACGCATCCTCCTGCGCCCTCTCGCTGCGGATGGTCTGATTGCCCAGGCCGAGGATGACGAGCTATGAGCCCTCATGACATTGCTGTGAAAACCATAGAGGCATCCATTGAAACGATGCTTCTGCCCGGCGCCGGCCCTATCGAAGAAGCCAAAGCAGAGACGACCATCGTCAACTACTTCTCGATCCTGGTCATCAGTGCCGACGAATTCAAACACTACTGTGAGCGCGTTCGGCGGATAGTCGAGCGGCGAAAGGAGGCAGCATGACTACTGCACCAGTTAAATCTCTGATCGACGAACAGCTTGAGCAGATCGAACGTAGCCTTGCGATTGTCAGCGCCGGGGTTCCTCGAAACTTGCCTGTTTCTGCGCTGCCTCCAGCCCTGGCAGAAGCCATCAAGAATGGTCGGGTCGCCATCAGGCCACGGCCATGACCTCCCGCCAGCGCGCCCGGCGAATCCTGATCTGGCGCGGCTCCCTCCCCGTTCTACTCATCTTCTCACTTCTGATGCTGCTCAGCGCTCTTGCTGATCGCGTCACTTCCTAAACATTTACGGCGCCCCTCTCCGGCGGCGCGGAGAGCAATCATGTCTACAGTAGCGACGGTTGAGCGCAATACCCCACCAGCAGTCATTGGTGAAGCAGCAACAATCCTCAGCGTCATTCAACGTGCTGCAGCTGATCCTCAGTGCGATATCGAGAAGATGGAGCGCTTGATGGCCATGCATGAGCGCATGCAAGCCAAAGCCGCAGAAACCGAATTCAACGCCGCCCTATCCCGCGTACAGGGTGAAATGGGCCGCATTGCTGCCGACGCCACCAACAGACAAACGAGCAGTCAGTACGCAACATACGGGAAGCTCGACAGCTCATTACGCCCTAAGTACACCAAGGAAGGATTCTCGCTGTCATTTGGAACCGAGCCTGCATCGGAAGGCATGGTTGGCATGGTGTGCTTCGTGAGCCACATCGGCGGACACACCCGAGAATACCGTGCTCATGTCCCTTCTGACGGTAAGGGCGCCAAGGGCGGTGACGTGATGACCAAAACCCACGCTTTTGGCTCTGGCACCTCCTACGGCATGCGCTACCTGCTCAAAATGATCTTCAACGTCGCCATCGGCGAAGAGGACGATGACGGCAATGGCGCCACCGGTGACGACTTTCGCAACGCGATCATAGACGACCTGACATCCAAGGTTGCGGCAGCAACAGATAAGGCAGCGCTACAAGAAGCCTGGCAGCACGGCCTGAAGGTTTTGCATGCTGCGAAGGATGCAGTAGGAGCCGAAGAGTTACGCGGCGCGGTCAATAAGCGCAAGGCTGAACTGGAGACCGCGACATGATCTTGATCAATTGCGAACAGGGAAGCCCTGAGTGGCACCAAGCACGCGCCGGATGCATCACCGCCAGCATGTTCAGCATAGCGCGCACCAAGGTCGGCGGATTGGACGACAAGCAGCACATGTATGTCTCTGCCATCCAGTCAGGCATGACCGAAAAGGAGGCGATGGCAGAGGCTGGCTACAAGGCTGCTCCCAAGGCTGAGTCTGTACGTCTGGCACTGGCCGGCAAGCCAGTTGGCCAACCATCCGAGGCGGCCATGAATTACGCCTTCGGCTTGGCAGTTGAACGGATCAGCGGCACGCCTCTGGATAGTGGCTTCGAGACTTGGCAGATGAAGCGCGGCCATGAGCTGGAGCCGATGGCCAGGATGGAGCACGAACTGCAAACAGGCCTGATGGTACAGCGCGCTGGCTTCGTCACCACCGATGACCGCGCGTTCGGTGCCAGCGCTGACGGCCTGATCGGTGATGATGGTGGCAGCGAGTACAAGTGCTTCATTGCCCCCGACAAGCTCCGCACCTTCCACATCGACAACGACGCCAGCGGCATCATGGATCAGGTGCAGGGCTGCATGTGGATTACTGGTCGTAAGTTCTGGCACGTCGGTATGTACTGCCCAGCTCTTGAGCCTGTCGGCCGGCAGCTTTGGTGGCAGGAATTCAAGCGCGACGACGACTACATCGAAAAGCTTGAGGAAGACCTCTGGCAGTTCAAGCTGCTGGTAGACGGCTACGAGGCCAAGCTGAGGAGCAACGCAGCATGATCAGCAACCACACAACCCTGATCGACCAGAAGCGCCAGAGCGCCGCTGACCTATCAGCTCAGGTCGCTCAGTTCATTGCAGCAGATGGGCAGATCCAGATCCTGGAAAGCGCACCTTTCAACCCGATCCCGCCAGTTCGCTCCAAGCACATAGACCCTGAGACGGTCCTAAAGCGCAAGCCAAAGGGCCTGACCCTAGCTGATCGACGGGCCCTCAAGCGCATGGCGGACGCACTGCTATGAAAACTCGCAAGCCCAACAACGCTCGAACCAGGGTTGAGCGCGCATGCCGCGGCCTGGTCCGCACAAACCATGTCGCCGTCGTGAATATCGACCCAAGCGGCCGGCAGGGAATGATCAACTACAAGTCGCTCAAGAACATCGCACCCGGGAAGATCGGGCAGGCCGTGTGCGGAATTCCCCATCGCTGGACGATCTACATGAGCGCCATGTGTTTAGACGCCCGAGGCGACCGCTATAGCAAGTCGATTGAGCTGGCCCCGGATGGCGTCTATCTCTCCGACCACCTCGAAGAAGTGATTGAGCATTGCTACATGAAACTGCGCTCAGAAGCCAACCAAGCGCAGATGGTAGCTTCAGGCTGGATCGCCATTCCCGACACCGTGTCGCTCGACGAAGAACACGCAGCGCGGATCTTTGAAGCCGTCGGCGCCTGGCGCCAGGTCAAGGTCGATTCACAAGCTGCATAGCTGAAACTCAACACGACGAATAACCCACACTACTCGCTGCATCCGGAACCCGGAGGGCGGCGCTTACCCTGGAGTAAACCCATGACCAAGCAAGCACAGCAAACAGTACTCGCCGCCGAACTCCCTGAGCGCGGCCAACCTCTGGCCGGCGGTGTGTTCGTCACCCGCTACTGGCTCAACGGCATCGAGCGCGCCCTGATCCTTCTGCCTGATGAACTCAGCGGGCCCTGGGGCGAGTACGGCGTCGAGATCAAAGGCGCAGGCAGCTACAGCGATGGCGAAGCGAACACACGCGCCATGGCTGAGGCTGGCAGCGTGATCGCGATCAAGGCCCTGGAGCTGGATGGCTTTATCCCGTCTTGCCTGGAAGGCCAGTTGCTGATGGCAGCCAAGGCTGATGGCCTGGTGGAGCTGCGCGAAGATCGCTTCCACTGGCTGAGCACGCAGCGCTCCGCCCACGGCGCCTACGACATGGACTTTGGAGATGGCTGGCTCTACTACTTCGGCAAGGGCTACGAGCGGCTCGCGCGCCCTGTCCGTCGCATCTATGTAACTTCATGAGGGCTGCACATGCTTGAAGAGCAATGGCGACCAATCATGGACTGGCCGGGTTACGAGGTCAGCGATCACGGGCGGGTAAGGCGTGGCTCTCATATCAAGAGCCACTACTTCGACAGGAAGGGATATCCAAAGGTGAAGCTGTGGAACAGACAGGTCTCCAAGGGCTTTCTGGTGCACCGCTTGGTCGCCATTCACTTCATAGGACCTATCCCTGCTGGCCACATCTGCCGCCACCTGGATGGCGATAAAAAAAACGGTCACGTCGGCAATCTTGCTTATGGCACGCCGACTCAGAACGAGGCCGACAAGAAGCTCCATGGAACTGACGGAGCGGGCGAGCGACACCCAGCGGCGAAGCTGACCGAGGCTCAGGTCATTGAAATCAGGTCTTTATTTAAGTCGCACAGCAAGGAATTTGGCGGTGTAGCCCTGGCAAAGCGATACGGGGTTACTCAGATGCTGATCAGCGCGATTGTTCGCCGCCGCATCTGGAAGCACGTCGCATAGCAGCAACAGCGTCAACTCGGCGCTGACCAGGACATTCAAGAATGTCGTAATCACCCGCAACCGCCCGGGCCCACCCGGAAGGACTCCCCATGATCCGGCAATACCGCTTCAGCGAGCTCATGGCTCGACTGACGAATAAAGAGTGGTCGGTCGTTAAGTGCGGCAAGGACCGTTTTGTGTTCATCCCGACGATCTACAAGGGGAGCCGGTCATGAGCCTGTGCGACTGCAACCAGGGGCGCCTGCCCTGTGCCTGTAAGCCAATTGATGGAGCAAAAATTATGAGTGAAGTAAAGCGGTATGGTCGCATTGGCGAAATGGTTGAGACGACCGATGGCATCCTTAAGCTGTACCCGATGATGTCGGTCTATGTGAAATCCGAAGACTTCGACCGCGTAAAAGCCGAGCGCGACGCCCTGCAAGAGCGCCTGAACGCGGCGGATCAGAAGGACGATGATCTGTCGTTCCAGCTCAACGACCGCGAAGCGTCGCGCTACGACTGGCTGCAAGCCGCCCTGGCAGCAGAGAAGCGGGTTGAGGTGCTGGAGGGGTTGTTGCGTGATACCAAGTCAATGCTCGCCAGCGAGTTGAGCTATGAATTGTTCGAAAAAATGGCGAGCCACATCAAGCGCATTGAAGTCGCCCTATCCGCCAGCGCAGATCCAAATCAGTGTGACGGCTGTCAAGCAGGGATTCCACTGGTCAATGGTGCGCATCGCATGGGCAAGCCCGGTGGGCACCCGGATACGATGAGTTGTCAGGCTGGTAAATACGCCAGCGCAGAGCCGAGCGCGCCGGTTGAAATGCAAGCCCTTGGCGGTGAATTCATGCAGGTTGTCGAGGACAATTTCCATGAGTTGGTGTTGAAGTCTGGCGCACCGGGGGTTTGTAAAGGAGCAAATTGCGCCAGTAACGGCAAGACGCCCCATTCCACTGAATGCCGTTTCGAGCATGCTAGAGCGGTTGCTTCGGGCATCAAGTCGGTGACGGTTGAGCGCGACGAGCGGGCGGATTTTGAAGCCCATTGGCGCGAAAAGCACGGCAACCAGCTCTATTGCGAAAGCACTTGGCGCGGCTGGCAAGCCCGCGCCGCCCTGGACAGCAAAGCCACCGAGGACTCAAGCCATGAGTAACGAAATGATCGGCGTGCCGCTTCTGCCTTGCCCCTTCTGCGGCCAGCGGGACTTCCTCATAGAGCGTCTAGACAGCGACGCTTCAGTGGTGATCTGCCAAGGCCTGACCGGGCCGCATGAGGCCTGCCTGGCCCGTGGCCCGGTGGGCGTGGCGCAGGATGAAGGTGAGGAGCAGCCAGGTCGCGACAAGGCGGTCGAGCTGTGGAATGCGAGAGCCGCCCAGCCCCAGGGCGAGCCGGTGGCGATGGTCCGCACTCACGGGTCGATCTGCTGGGAGGAGATTGACGGAGAAAGCCTTGAGCTGTGCCAGGCCGAGCCTGATGAATATGAGGTGCGTATTCTGTACACCCACCCAGCCGAGCAGCTCAAACCAGTCAGCTCAACGAGTGACAAGTACAAGGCCGAGCTGTACGACGAGGTCTGGCAGCTGGCCCGCGACATGGGCTATGGCAACGTCACTGATGCGCTGACAGCCAGGGCAGAGCCCGGATGCCCATTCGACCCAACGAAACACTTTCGCGCCGAGCCTGGTGCAGTGCTTACTGTCCATGGTGGCGTCAAGGCCCCGGTCGAGCGCAACTGGTCGGGCCTACACAAGCTCGCGGCCTGGGTACGCGGAAGCGTTCCGGGGATTGATGTTTACGACGAGGAGTGCGACCACAGTGAAGCGAACAAAATCGGCCACCAGGGGCGCAAGCCAACAATTCAACGCGGATTCAATTTCGCAACCGTACCGAAGCACAAGTTCGATACGCTTGTTCAGCACTGCAAGCGCCTTGAAAGCGACATTTACCAGGCTCGCGCCGAGGTCAACGAAATCACCCTGTATCAACAAAACGCAGTGTGGTTCTGGCAGCACGACGGCGAGGACTTCCTGGAGAGCCTTGCCTGCCCGATCATCATCCAGCCGCATCATCTGCGCGAGCTGTTGCAAGGAAAGGCGCAGCACAACCCTATTGCCGAGCAGCCCGCGCAGAAGTACGACGACACCCTGCTGCCGTTCGTGGCCATGATGCGCAAAGAGCTGCACGCCAATGCCGGCAAGGGTGATCGTCCCGGCTGGCTTGCAATGTCGTCAGACACTTGCCTGCTGGAAATCATCTACCACTTCGGCAAGCTTCAGGCTTCTGTCAAGCGCGGTGATGGTGACGGCATGGCCGAATACGCCGCCGACGTGGCCAACATGTGCATGATGCTGCTGGATATCTGCGGAGTTCTGGCATTTGTCGAGAAGGGCGCCCCTGTTGCAGCGCCGGATGCGCCTGAGTGTAGGTGTAAGCGCTATGGCAAAGACAACCCTCACTGGCCATGTCCGGCGCACTCAGCCGCTTCCGAGCAGCCCGCGCCGGTTGCGGTGGTGCTGCCTGAGCGCCTGCAACAGATTCTCAAGTTTCTTGAAGGCGCTGAGAACCTCGACGGCCACTGGTTTGGCGAGCCAGGACCAACTGGTCAAATCCACTGGTGGCGCGCAGAACTGCGCAAAGCCCTGGAAGAAACCAACCTCTTCGCAAACCAGCAGTAACCCCTCCCCCACATTCAAGTCAGCCGCTATAGCGGCCAAGGACGACGTATGTCTGCAGTAAAAGAACGGCCGATCCTATTCTCGGCGCCGATGGTGCGCGCCATTCTGGAAGGCCGGAAGACGGTCACGCGCCGCGCTGTGAAGCCGCAGCCTGAAGTGCGCGAGGTCGACATGATCGGTCCAATGCTGACGTTCAAAAACAAGCGCGGCGGCCACTGGCTTTACCCAAATGCCAAAGCTCAGATCATTGCCGATTGCCCCTACGGCCGGCCAGGCGACCGGCTGTGGGTGCGCGAGAGCCTCGGCTATGACTGCGAATACGGTCACTACTTCGCCGCCGGCGGAAAGCATGGCGAAACAGTTTACCTGTGCTCGCTGTTCGATGATGAGGATGCCCAGACAGGCCCAAGCTATGACGGCCTGCTGCCCGAGCGATCCGTGCCAAGTATCCACCTGCACCGGCGTTACAGCCGCATCCTGCTGGAGATCACCGACGTGCGCGTCGAGCGGTTGCAGGACATCAGCGATGAGCAGGCTCTAGATGAGGGCATTGGTGATCACCGATTTGAATGTGATCGACCTGTAGAGCCGGATGGGTATCCGGCATGCAGTTGCGGCAGCGTCGGCTATGTCGATGCGTTCGCCGCTCTATGGAACTCAACCGGCGGCGACTGGGACGCCAACCCCTGGGTCTGGGTCGTCGAGTTTCGGAGGGTGCAGCCATGATCCTCCCCGCCCTGCTCTACCTCGCCTGGAACATCTACACGGGGCCAAGGCCATGAAAGCACGCATGACCTATTGGAACGGATCCTGGTGGTGCCGACGCATGGGCTGCACCGGCCAGGGATCGACAATGCAAGAGGCCTGGGACGATATGTGGACGCTGTATCGCGAGGCAATGCGCCCGACTCGTCCACAGACCTTCCACTCACCGCGTGTGCGCTGCGGATGATCTGCAGGCGCAAGAACTGAAGAGTCCGCCCGGCCCGGGAGCAGTCACCCTCACAGGACGGTAAGGACATAGACCGGGCGAACGCCTGAACAGTGCCACGGCGCAACGCCGGCGGCGATCAGCACCATCTGAAACACCCCACTCAACAATCGGAGCCTGCCGGCGATGGCGGGCAGGAGGCGCTTGTGTCCCTCATCGAAATTCAAGAAGGCCGGAAGTTCGCGGCTGAGATGCTGATGCAGGCGTCTCACCTGCCGCGGGCGATGTTCGACGAACGCGGCCCCGTAGAAACGATGGCCTGCAACCTGGAGCAGTCCGCTCTCAATCACCCCGCCGACTACGCCCTGGGCATCCGGCAGGTTATCGAGGTAGCACGCCATGGCGACTGCTGAACTGCACGGCCAGAAGATAACCCCATTCGAACAGGGCTATGCCGCCTTCTTGCGCGGCGTAAGCCTGGAACGTAATCCATTCGAAGACGCCCCCTACTCGAAACAGAAGTGGGTAGACGGCTGGAACAAAGCACAGCGTGAAGCATGGAGGAAGGTATGACCGACTACGAAAACCTGCAGGCCCGCTGCCAGCGCGGCGAGCCAACTCTGAGCGCAGCAAACAATCTTCTAGCCGAGTGCCGCGCAGCAATTGGGCGCCTGCTTGCTGAGAATGAGCGCGTGGAGACCGAGAACGAAACCTTCAAGGCCGAACTTTCCGGCCTGCGCACCGGCTTCGACGCGCAGAACGCGGTCATCGCGGGGTTGAAGAAGGAAGCCGAGCGGTGGCGCTTTGTGCGAAACGCCATCCCGAACCAGTCGCCTTTTGCGGTGTGGCGAGAAGGCTCTCGCCCCTTATTTGGTAAATGGGCAGATGAAGCCATCGACGCCGCCATGGGCAAAGGGGGTGAGGCGTGAGCGCAGAGCCAGTGGCAATTGAATACATCCGGCTGCCAGAGGTACGACGCATCTCGGGACTGAGTACCGCGACCATCTACAGGATGGCCGGCGGCGGGAAGTTTCCCCGCCAGGCCAAGGTGGGAGAACAGGCCGTCGCTTGGGTGCGTTCGGAGGTGGAGCAATGGGCAGCCAATCGCGCATCAGCGCGGAAGCAGGCCTAGGCCACACTAAACGCCTTCAAGTCGGTCTAGGTAGTCAGCCCAATCCTGCATCATCTTGCGCCTTTGCTCGACGTATTCGGCGTGATTGTACGTCTTGCGGATCTTCCCCGAACTTGCATGCGAAAGCTGCGCCTCGATCCAGTCCTCGTTGTAATCCATCTCGTTTAAGGCCGTTGATATCGTTGCGCGGATTCCGTGCCCGGTTAGGCGGCCTTCATATCCCATGCGCTTCAATGCCATGTTGACCGTGCCGTCGCTGATCGGCTTGCTAGGGTCGCTTCGACCCGGGATCAGCAGTTTGTATCGGCCGGTCAGCTCGTGGACATTGCGCACCTCCTCTACCGCCTGCCGCGATAGTGGCACCAGATACGGCGGTACCTTATCCCCTCCTTTGGCTCTGATGACCTTCTGCAGTTGCTTTACGCCTTCTGCCGGAATGGTCCAGAGCGCATTGTCCAAATCAAACTGACTCCATGTCGCATTGCGCAACTCGCCTGTCCGCACGCCGGTCAGCAGAAGGATGCGTATCGCACTTTTCGTGTATGCGGCACCGTTAAACTGGCGCAGAGCTATCAAGAAGTCCTTGAGCTCACTTTGTCGCAGCATAGGGTTGTGCTTCTCCGGCGGCTCCTTGACAGCAACGATATCTAGGTCGGATGCCGGGTTTGTGTCCATGTACCCGGAAGCGATTGCGAAACGAAAGATCTCGTTCAACCAGGATCTGCACTTGCGCGCCACGTTCAAGGCTCCCCGGGCTTCGATACGACGCATGGTGCTTAGTACATCAGAGCGCTTGACGTCGGCCACCGGGATCTTTCCCAAAGATGGAATCAGGTCTTTTTCCAGGTAGAGGCGAGATTGGGTGACGCCTCCTTTCTTCGCGGCGACCATGCGGGGCGACTTGAACGCATGCCACTCGTTCGCAACGACTTCGAACGTCTTCACGGCACCGGTAGTGGCCGTGCGCTTTTCATCGCGGCGCTCTGCCCTGGGGTCAATGCCCTTCGCAACGAGGGATCTTGCCTGGTCGCGGCGCTCGCGTGCCTCTTTGAGGGTGATTTCTGGATAAGTGCCCAGGGATATGCGCGGCTGCTTTCCGTGCCATGAAAAGCGGAAGTGCCACGCTTTCGAGCCTTTGGCGGCTACGAATAAGGAAAGGCCGGCGGTATCGCTGAGGCTATAGTCCTTGTCTCTGGGCTTTGCTTGCCTGACGGCCGTGTCAGTGAGGGGCAT